TATAAAGAAAATAATTGTTACAATGAATTTCTCAGAGGTATGGTCGATGAAACTGAATTATTGATTCGTATTGTAAAACAAGATTATTAAATACTATATTAAATTATGAACGTATTTGAAGAGTTAATATATAATATCAATCACCAACGTGAGTTACATAAAAAGATTGATGATTTAGTTTATAATTGGCTTGTTGCCCATTATAAACTTTGGACTAGTTTAAAACCTACTGAAGACCAGATAGGAACTCTTTATATTGGTCCTAATAATGCATATCCAAAAGATTCTATAAATTATGATCATGATTTTTGTAACACCAAATGGGGATGGGATTGGTGTTTTACAAATGATTATAAAGCCATTAGGATTCAATATAATACTGTAAAGAATCAATGGTTGGATATTAATGAAGAAAATGAAAGAGTAGTAACATTTACTGAACTTTTAAAATATGATAAATCCTAATGAACATTATAAGGGTAATTATAAATGGTTAAAAGCTAAATTACCCGATGGGTATATAGGTTGGGTTACTGAAATTGAAAGTGCCCCAGGAATGTATATATCTGATGAAGGTGGTGATGTTTTTGAAGAAAGCCAATTAGAATTTTTGGATAATGATTACCTTTATGAAGAACTTAAGAAACTATTAAAGTTATATACTAAAGAAGAAGTTATTAATACAATACAAAAAATTGAAATATTTAACAAGATATGAGTACTTGGACATGGACATTTATTAAACCTGAATATCTTTCAAAGGATCAAATTAAATATTTATTGGAAGATGCTATCCGACATACTGGTGGAGTTTATTATGATAATTATAGAAAACATGGTTGGGATTATGAATTACAAAATTGGTTAGAGTTTCATAAAGAAGAATATGATTATTTTGTCAATGAATGTGGAGTCTCACCAGAGAAAATGACTGAAGAATATCTTACAGAAGACTTAAGAAAACGAATTGCAGTTTGTGATAGAAATGTAGGATATTATAATAAGGTCCTTGAAGGTAATATGACATTCAGAGAAATGTTAGAAAATACTAAAGAAGAAGATTCTAAACATAATGCTGGATATACTCATGATTTTTATATCATTAAACGCCAAGGAGATATATATGTAAATCTTAAAGGAGAATGGTGGAGAAATCAAAGAGATTCAGAAGATGAATTCTGTACTGTAGATAGTCTTATTGAAGAAGTAAAAAAATCCCATTATTTGGGTTATTATGATGAAGATATAAAAGATTGGGTTAAAGAAGATAAATTAACTCCTAAACTTGAAAAGAAATTAAGAGAATTCTATGGTAATATAGGTGATAATAATTTTTATGTTCATTTTGGATAATATGAATAAAGAAAAATTATATGATACATTGGTAGATCATATTAGAAAAGAATGGTCTATCAATGTTAAAAAGGATATAGATTATGAAAATCGAATTAAGAATCAACCAGATTTATTATTCGAGCATGAAGTTATTCGTATAAATGCACTTAAGCATGACCAAGTAAGACATAAAGGTCGCATAGATGAACTTAATGATTTAATAGAGTTTATTGAACAATTAGAAAATACATAATATGCCTTATCAAGAGCCATATTGGGCAAGATTTGTTAAAAGTTGGAAAAAACCACCTAAATATATTCCAGGAAAAAATAAGGTTAAACCATTACAACATTGTAAAGCATGTACATGGCCTTGTGAATATATAGGATATACAGAATATGAAAAATCTTATATGTGCCCACATTATAATTTACAATAGATATGAGTAGAAAAGAAAAAGGAACTATTTTATATAGTCGTAATGGTATAAAAATTGAGAAAATCGAATTTCTTGATATGACTAAATGGCCTAATACAAAAGATGTAGGTTATTTAGTAAAAACAAAAATAGACCAAAGATTAAAAAGAAATAGTAAAGTTGAAATAATACCAGCAACTAAAGCATGGACTGAAACTATTACAAGAACTTCAAAACTTGGTTTTTACTATTATGAAATTAAAGAGCATAAAGCTGAAAAACAAAAGATAATAAACCATGATAAATATGATATGGCAACTTATAAGAAATTAGTATTTAAGTTTGCCGATAAAAGATATGAAATGGTTTATCCTATTAAATGTGGAGATGTTTCTATAAATAAAGAAACAAGACCTTGGGATTTATTACCAGGAACAAATGGTATTGAAGATCATTTTATCACCGATTTATATAAAGAAGTTCTTAAGTTTTTTGATGTATGTGAAGATGAAAGAATAGGATATCAAATTAAAGCTCCTTCTTATAGTTGGAATGGAAATAAAGAAGGAGAATATGCTAAAGATATGGGTTGGGTTAATGATGTCCGTAAAGAAGTTTTAATTGATTTATTTGGAGATGAAAATGGTCCATCTACTAATTATAATGATATAAAAATTCTTTCACATGGATTTGATTTAAAACAATCTTTTAGAAAAAGAAAAGAATCATAATATGACTTTAAAAGAATTTATAGATGTAGTTAAAGATTTTCCTGATGATTTTGCTAATAATTTAGTATTATCAATAGGTATAAGAGATGAAAATGATATAGTTAATGATGGTAAAACTATACATTTTCCTGAATTTAGTGAACGATATGATATAGCAGGTGTTAATATAATTTCTGAAGGTACTATGGCACCTAAATTGTTTTTTTCCGCTATTAGAAAAAAGAAATAATCATGATTTCTTGTACACAAAAAGGATATAAAAAATATGTACCTGGATTATGGCCAGTAGATATTGGGTTTTATTCACAAAAAATTATTGGGTGGTATGCCAAACGTGATTGGAACAGATGGGATGATAATCGACCAATAGGTGACAAATGTAATTGGAAAATATTTATAGATAAAGAATGGAAGTATTTTGAACATTATTTGACAAAAAATATATTTTATTTTTCTGGTAATAATATTTGGATTGAAAATTCAAAATTAGTTGAGTATGTAGATGACCCAGAAAAATCAGCACACGAATTTATGGGTTGGGATTATAATAAAGATGAATAATATGAATGAAAAAGATATAATACATGTTATAAGTGCATATAAAAATGGGTATAGAATTCAATCAAGAAAACTTGAAGAATCTGATTGGAAAGATGATTTAGAGCCTACTTGGAATTTTGAACAATATGAATATAGAGTAAAATTAGTTCCTGAAGATTCTACAAAAGCATTTTGGCAAATGGCAGAATACCCTATGCAGATTCCTGCATTAGTTGAATGTCATAAGAAAATTGAAGGTTATCTTGGTGGAGTACCAGTTGATGGGTTTTCTCAAATGTGGTATGAAATAAGAGATAAAGTAGAACCAGGTGAATATTATTTAACTTTATATTCAATTAGTAATTTACCGAGAAAACACCACGAACCGTTAAAAGAAAAAGAAGAGAAAAAAGAGAAAAATTCAAAACCAAATAAATTTTCATTTAAAAACCTTTGGAATTTAATATGATAAATGCAGAAGCAGCTAGAGATATTTCAATAAAATGTAAATTTTCTTATATTGAGTCACTTATTAGAAATGCAGCTAATAAAGGTAGTAGATGTGTTTCACTTATAGGAAAAAATATCTATTTAAGTGAAGATGAAATTAAAGAATTAAATGGACTTGGTTATGAAATTCGTCAAGGACACTCAGGTAAATGTGGAGTATTTAATATTATAAGTTGGTAATTATGAGTATGTTTACTAAACGTCGTAAAGTTATACGAAAAAAACAAGAAGAAGATAGAAAACGTTGGGAGGAGAATAAGAAAAAATTCGATAAAGGATGTAATGATATTATTAAGACTTGTGACTATATTCAAAAAAATCATCCTGAATTTGATTCTTTAGATGGAGATCACCGAGTAGAATTATTTGGAAAAATATTTAACGAAATACATAATAGTGAACAATCATAATATGAAAAATACTGTACTTTGGCGACGAAATATTCCTGATGAAGTTTTTGAAGAATGTATTTGGTGTGATGATGATCGAGAACTCTGGGAAAAAGAAATTGATGCTGAATTAGATAGAAGATTTTGGACTAAATTATGAGTGATATAAAATTAAAACATTGGGAAGAATTAGGACATAGAACATTTTGGTGGCATCTCAAAAGAATTTATAATATTGATAGACCAACTAAATATTGTGTAATATTTAATACATATACTGATTCACCAAAATCATTTTCTGTGACACCATTTGATACATTAGAAGAAGCTTTAGAGGAAGCAAAACTTATTAATATAATGTATTGCAATACTCCAAAGCCACAAAAAATTGATAATAAATTAATTGGGAATAAACATCCTTTAGATTATTCAAATGGTGCTTATTTTTGGGGTTACATGGTACTTGATATGATTAATAAGAAAGTTATTAAACTTGTTAATACTATCAAGCATTGTGGGTTTACATTTGAAAATAAAATCACTTTGGCAAATATAGATGTTTTATTTAGGGATGAAAATGAAATACCTGATGACTATATTTGGGATATAAGAGGTGAATATGAAGGATGGCTTCAATTTAGATGGGGTGACAAAAAGAATGCATTAGATTATGTTGAGCCACCAAAGAAAGAACGTCCTGGTGTAGATGAAATATGGGAAATATATGATGAAGCAACTGATTCATATATTAAAAGAAAAGTAAGAGTTGTTTATGTTAATTGGGATGATCCTTTGCCTAAACCAGAAAAAGGAATTAAATATCTTAGACCTAATAAAGAACCAGTAAGATTTCCAGGATCCGATATAGGCTTTGAAAATGATTATTCATTACAAGAATGGGCATTATCAGAAGAAATAGCTGGTGATGAATATTTAAACAATGGTGGAACATTTAAACCTGAATCAACTTCTAATTCGTTAGCAGATATGCTTGGAGATAATAACCCATTACTTAAACTTAAATTTAATTAATATGAGACATAGATATATATTTTGTGGTGTTGTTTGGGACCAACCAGAAATTTGTAATTATAGACTTATTTCGAAGCCAACTTATTCTCATGGATCATTTGTGAGAGTAAATATTCCTGATGATTTAGAATTAAATCATTATAGTGGTGATGGATATTCTACAACTTATGATAAAAGGACTATTCATGAATTAGGTTGTGATTGTTATATTCTATATAAAGGACATTGGAGAAAGTTTAATTACTTAAAGAAATTTGAGCCACATCAATGGTTTAGAGTTCTTGAACATATATTTGGATTAAATAATTGTTATGATGAAAAGATTGGATGGACTGATGATGCTAAACAATGGTCAGAAATATTTTATAGTAAAGAACGTATAGAAATGTCAGATAAATGTTCAAGAAATGAATATAAAAGACATTATCCAACAGTTAAAGAAGATAAAAAAGGACTTAAATTAAAAGTAAATTTAGATAAAAGTGAACAAACAATTGAATTTCTTCGAAAAGGATCTGGGGAAGATGAATGGCTGAAATTCTATGATGAGTTCAAAAAAGAATTAGAAGAGAATCCCAATAAAGAAATTTGGTGTGAATAAAAATGTAATTAGAAATGGATAATAAAAAATTAAAACCAATACCAGAAGTAGGAAAATTCTATCATTTCTGGGATGACGGGAAAACAAGTGCAAGTAGACACTATATTTGTAAAGTTGAACGTATAGTACCATTTGAAGAAGCTAAGGATATTATATTAAGTACTCCACGAGGTGAAACTATTTATGAAAATGGTAAATTTGAAAATGTTTTCATTGATATGTCTTTAGAAGATATTTGGGAGGATGAAATACGACAATGCGATTGGTTATATTCTACAGAAACAGATTATTTTATAGAAGCTTCTTGTCCGGTTTATGACGATAATAATCTTTGGTTTGCAAGAACTAAATATGGTGGATGGTTTAGTATGGATATTCAATCATGGTGGCAAAGTGGAGAATTAGATGTCGATGAAAATATTTTTACAAATATCGTAGAATTCTGGAAAAATGATAAGTATACTTCAGAAGAATCCAGAAAAGCTATTGTTGAATCTTACTATGATCAAAAATACGAAAAGAAAAAATGAATTGTTTATATATAGCTGGAATAATATGTGTAGTTGTATTTATAGGTACAATTATATTTTTTAGAATTTGTGATAGTAAAGGAATACATTTTCAAGGAGATGATTTTAGTTAATTTATAGAGATTTAAAAATATATATATGAGAAATAATGGGTGAATTAACTTTAAATGATAAAACATTTTTTGGTGAAGATACATACAACAAAGCTACTACAAATGGTGGGTGGGGTTCTTTTGATCCACAATATTATAATGATAGTAATGTAGGAAATCTATTACATACAGCTGTAAATTGTGGCTTAAAAGTAGACATTTCACAAGAAATGAGTCATAATACCGATTATGAATTTCCACATAGATATGGTGATATAGGAACAACTGTAAATATTGATGTAAGTGGAAGAATAGAAGATATAAGTAGATTTAATTGTTGTGTTGATGGAAATGCCCCAAATGAAATAGATAAATTAAGATCTGAAGTATCTGAACTAAAATCAAAAATTAATAATTCTATCGAATCAGATTGTAAATTTAAAAGTTTATTAGATCATACTATTGCAAGAATCCAAAATAAACTTCTTAAAGAAATTGATGAAGATATATTTTATTCAGAGATTTGGCAGAAAGCTTTAAATATTGTTAATGAAGAAATAAAATCCTTAGAATTTTGAATTTCTAAGGATTTTTTCTATATTATATATGTAAAATCAAAATAAGAAAATATGTTCAAGACATTCGATGAATTCAAGGAGTTTTGTGAGAAGGTTGCCAAAGAACAGTCTACTATGGTAGAGTTCAGGGAATATTCTGGGTATCGATATGGTACCAGTTCATTTATGGTTGATAAGTTTGGTGGAACATATTGTAACTTCAAGTTTGATTTTGACAATCTTATGGTTATTGATACTTTTGATACTGATATCAAGCTTTACACAACTATTGAAGATATGGTAAATCATATTACTGAGCGCCGTAAGAATGAGGAAGAACTTAGAGATTTAGATTATATTAGCGAATGTATTAATTCAGAATATTAAGATATGAAAAAAATTCTTTTTGTTTTAATGATGGTCTTTTGTTTGACCTCATGTGAACAGTATTTTACTCGCGAATTTGGCGGAACAACAGAAATTACACTGGAATCTGGCAAGAAATTAGTTGAATGCACTTGGAAAGGTGATGGTGATATTTGGATGTTGGTAGAACCTATGGATTCTAATTATGTACCTAAGACTAAAGAATTCGTTGAATATTCTCTTTATGGTATTTGTAATGGTAAAGTAATTATTAAAGAAACTCGATAATATGTGGCCTTTTAATCAAAAAACAATTCAAGTTTGGTTTGCCGTCAACAAGAATGGATTTGTCGGTATGTGGCTCGATAAACCAGAACGAAATGAAGATACTGGTAAGTGGGAATCAAATCATTGTTTTGTAAACTCATTGATTTATCCTCAGATTTGCCAGCTTGTTGAAAAAGCAAAAATGGATTGGGAATCAGACCCAGAAGTGGTAACATTCCAGTAATGCATTAGTCAAATAGAAGCACACAGGTTCACTGAATTCTATTTGACTAATAATTATATAGAATGGATAAATAAATTAACCTGTGTTAATGAAAGTTAAAGGAATAGATAAGTTCGAATATAAATATGCTGAATTATTTAATTCTATAAAAAGTACTGAAAATGCATTGAATATTCTTGGTCGAAATGGTTGGGAAGTATTCGATTTTCAAAAACCAAAATCTACTGGAGATATTTATAAAGCATGGTTGAAACGTAAAGTTATAGAAGTAGAAGTATGAATAAGTCTTTATATTTTATTGAATGTACATGTATTAGGGATTGTAAGTTTCCTAATGTAGAATATCATAAAGGTGAAGTTGTTTATTTCAACCCTAAAGCAGCTTCTAATGAAACATATATTTATTGCTGGACAGATGAAGAGAAGAATAAATTATCGGAACAAACTAGGAATAATTATGGCCTATTGATATCTGAAGGACATCTCCCATTCACAAGGCAAAAGAAATTTGCAAAGAAATGGCAAATTAAAAGATATGCCGAAAATAATGCTTATTGGGTAGAAAAATGTGGAGATTTTAAATGCACAATTAAAGAAATTAAGTTAACATATACTGAAGAAGAAATATAAATATATGCAATATACTAAATTTAAAGAAACAATTCTTGACGGGTTTAGACCTATCAATATTGACAATACAAATCGTGACGGTCATGGCCATACATTGTCCGTAAAAATTGTTGTACCTTGTTATTGTCAAGCACATTGTCCTTTTTGTTTTAACAACCAAACAATTAATACTCAACAGCATAATTGGGATGGTTTTATTACTAATATTTCTGATTCATTAAAAATATTGTTTAATAACATTGATAATAGACATATTAGTCTTGATATTACTGGTAATGAACCTACATTTAATATCCAACAATTCAAATCATTGATGGATCTTCTCAGTATCTTCAAAAGAGATTATGGTCATAAAATAGATAAGATTGTATTGACAACAAATGGGTTTCATCTTTATGAGTGTATTCCTTATATGAGAAGTGTTGTTGATATAGTTAATATTTCATTACATCATTATGATTATAAAACTAGGCAGGATATTTTCAAGACAAAATATATTCCTTCAAATAATGATTTGAAGATTATTATACAAAATCTTAACAATATTGGAATATCGGTAACATCTGTAGCAGTTATTTATACAAATGTTGATATGATAAATTTTGTTAATAGTTTTGCATCATTTTCAAAAGAAATTGGGTTTAAGGATGCCCGTATTAGAGTTAACTTTACCACAAATAATCCATTTATTAGAAATTTGTTTTATACGAAGTTTGAAAATGAAGAAGTATGTGAACAAAAAGGTCTTGCTACTAAATACCTTATGATTGATAATTATAATGTCAACATATATTTAGGTGTTACTGATTTAATTGATTATGTTATAGGGGTTGAAATGGTAATTGATGATGATGGAAAACTATATGTTGATTATAATAAACGATATCCTGTAGATGTAGATTATTTGAATGATTTTAATAAATATATATTTGTCAATGAATGAAAGTAATATTTCTTGATTTTGATGGTGTTATAACAATTCCACCAAAATGGCGAATAGAACTTGAAAAACTCAAATGGATTAAGAAAATAGTAGATGAGACAAGTGCCAAGATTGTTGTTTCATCATCTTGGCGTAGTAATTCTGTTGAAAAAACTAAATATATTATATCAGAAGAAAGGCCAAAAAGATGTCCTAAATCAAAGATGATGTCATGGTTCATTGATAATATATATGATGTTACACCTTGGGTAGGATTAGGAAATGGGCGTGGTGGAGAGATACAAAAATGGCTTAATGAACATCCTGATGTGGAAAACTATGTTATAATAGATGATGATGGAGATATGTGGGATTCACAACTTTATCATTTTGTGCAAACAAATTATGAACATGGTATAGGAGAATCAGAAGCAATATATGCAATTAAAATACTCAATGGATTATTCATCCATAATTGTTTAGGTTTAAATTTTACATTAAGAAATGAATATCTAAAGAAATGTGAAGGTTTACCTAATAAATCAGAAGAATTGTCTAATAAATATAATGACTTAAAACAAGATTTCCATTTTAGATATGAAAAAAAATGAATATATTGGCCAAGAAGTTGAGGCTGGAGGAAAATTAACAAGAGTTCATGGTATTATTATCGATGTATTGAAAGATAAGGAAGACGAAAGTCAAGAATGGTATAGAGTATATGAAGATTCAGGAAATGTATCATTGTGGGATTTTAATGAATTGACTTTTGTATCTCCTTCACCATTACGTAATGAATCGTGGGAAGAGAAAGTTCAAAATCTCCAAAGGAATTCAAGTAAACCAAAAGAAGATTGTGAGAAGTTTATAGACTTTGTAGCTGACTATTTATCTTCTTGTGGATATTTTCATGCTGATTATAATATACATGGAATATTCCCTAAAGATTACCCTAAATACAGAGATAAATGTTTCGGTACTTGGCTTTTAGATATGGCTCTTCAATATAATATGGAAATAGGATTAGAGTATCAATGTAATTTTATTAGAGATAGACATGAAAATCAATGATTATAAAGTTGGATATTCTTTTGAAATAGATTGTGCAAAGGGTTTTAGAAAAATAAATGGAGAACCTACTAAGCAAATCATATATGATAGTTTTGGCATAAAGAAAGAACTTGCATATATGTGGGCTAGAAAACCCGAAGATATTATCAAAGTTAAAGTAACAATTATTGAAGAAGATGTTCTAATTAATGAATTGTTTCAAAATAAAAATTATGATGATAATTCTATAGATTATTTTGGTTGGGTGGATTTTGAAAAATTTTATGAAGACAATCAATATGATATTCAAATGATCTTTCCTAATATTAAACAATACTTTATATGTTTTCCTTATGGCCCTGATAGTGTTAGATTTTGGCAAACAGATTTAGGACCACATAAAAAAGGAGATCGTAAAGGAATGACAGTTAGATTAAAAATTGAAGAGTTATGAGTAAACAATTTAGAATTAGGAAATATCTCAGAAATAAATATAAGATAAGTGATAATGATTTAGATTGGTATATGATGCAAAAACACCATTTAGATCATAAACCAACTAGAGAAGAATTATTTAAATTAGAACCTGTATTTATAACTTATGGATATAATATTCTTAGATATTGATGGAGTTTTCAATTCCGAAAGATTAGTAGATAAAATGATCTCTCAAGGGTATACAGATGCCCAATATGATTTCATTGATACTGAAGAATTAGAAAATTTCATTCAATTTATAGATGCAAATGATATAGGTATAGTCATAACATCATGTTGGCGAATAGGTGGATATAAAGAAACATGTGAGTATTTTGAAAAAACTTTAATGGCACCTATTATTCCTTACATTGTAGGAGTAACGCCAAGGTCACAATCAGGTTTTAGAGGTACGGAAATAGAATTTTTCATATATGCAAATGATGTCGAACACGAATCATATAAATATTTAATGAAAGATAATAAATATATCTATATAGAAGAGTATTGTATAATAGATGATGATAATGATATGACTGAAGAGCAATTAGAATCTCATTTTGTACAAACAAATTATGAAGTTGGATTAACTAAAGAACTTTATCCTCTAATTACCAAAAAGTTAAGACTATAAATGGAAGCTTTTAGCTTCCATTTGTTGTTTATTATACTCCAAAATATCCAAGATAAGATAAGAATATATTTTCCAAATCTAATATTCTTTGTTCCACTTGTGACATTCTATTTTCTAATTGATATATTCTTTGACTTAAATTACTTTCTGTATTTATAGTTATACTAGCACTAAATATATCTACATATTGTTTCAAGCAAGAGAATCTTATATACGCTGCATTAGATGGTACATTAATTGTATCTAACTCATATCCTATAGCTGAGCCATTACCTTTTAAAGGTTCACCTGATATAGCAACTTTATTAGAATCATAGAAGCATAACCCAATTCCTATACCACTTTGTGGAGCAGTGTGAATCGATCTAGTATACGTAATAACAGGATTTTTGCCGATATAATTTGATATATTAACATAGTCTGTATATTGACAAAGAGATTCAGAAGAAATAGTGCCTATTGGACCAGAACTAGTTGTTTTTGATCGTATTGCACCAACCCCTAAAAAATTAACATCTAAATTATTTATTATTATAGGTAAATTAACCCATGATGGTTCTCCACTACCATTTGACATTAAATATTGGCCATGAATACCACCGGATGTTGGTGCATATATTGTACCAAGATCAGTAGAACCACCACCCTTTATAGTACTATTTAATGTAAGCTTATAAGTAGTATCTGTAAATACAGCTGTAGATGGAACTGATTTACTTAATGTATATGTTGTTTTTGCAAATGTTCCATCTGCTTTAAGATAAATCGGATTTTTTGTGGAACCTATTGCCGCAGATACATTCATTGAATCTGCCCTATCGGCATATTGTACTCCTAATGGGTATGTTTTTCCATTTAATGTAAGTGATTTAATAGTATTTTCAATTGAATCTGACGTATAAGCCATGACTTATTTATCTAATAAATTTATTTGCTTTTATAAAAATAAACATATTTATTAAATTTATATTGAATTTTTTTGAATAAATTCTATATTATATTTGTAAAAATCAAATAACAAATAATATGACATTTCTTGAAATATTTGAAGAGTTTAAAAGTCATTCCTATATTAGACGAGCAAGTTGGTCTAAAAATACATTTGTTCAGTTAAGAAGTACTGCAAATTTAATTCGTCTCGTTTATTTTGAAATGGGTAAAACTCCAGATACTTTGGATAATGATGTACGATTGACGGCTGAAGATTTGCTTGCTGATGATTGGATTGATATTGATGATTTGATGCCGAAGCCATCAAAAAAGCCTGAAACACTTTGGGAATATATAGATACTCTTAAAGATGGTTCTGATGAATGGCGTATAGCAATTGATCTTGGGAGGAAATATTATAAAGAAGGTAAAAACCCAGATGAATATATTGAAGAAATAATTGAGAAAGTAAATAAGAAATAAGATGTTCTGCTACTGAGCTAATAGGATCGAAACAAATTTAGTAGTAAAAACATTAAAATTTTAAAAATTATGGGAAAACAGAAAAGAAGTGAGAACACTTATCAGAAGATTAACACTATCTTCATGCGTGATGCAAAGAATGTAATTATGCCATTTGAGCCATTTGTTGAGCCTGAGTTCAACTATCTCCGTGGATTACAGTGGCGTGGTGAAGAGAAGATTGATGGCACTAACATGCGTATTGAGGTCACCAAGGAAGAGGTTTGGGATGATCCAATGGAGCCATGTAAGCTTGAAGGTGTAAAGTTCAATGTACGTATTGCTGGTAAGACTGACAATGCTCAGATTCCAAAGAACTTGCTTAAGCACATGCAGGAGAAATATCCTGATGAGAAGGTACTTGCAGCACTTGGTCTTAAGGAATTTATTCCTGTAGATGAGTGGGAGTCAGAGCACAATTGGCTTACTTATGAGCAGATTCCTAATATCTACACTATCTATGGTGAAGGTTATGGTGAAGGAATTCAGTCAGGTGGTTGGTATATCAAGGGTGGAAATGAGTTTATCGTTTTTGATGTCAAGGTAAATGATATTTATCTTTTGACTACTGCCCGTGATGAGATTGCAACTAAACTTGGTGCACCTATTGTACCTCTTGTAGGTTACTTCACCCTTGATGAGGCCATTGATTTTGTTCGTAAGGGTTTCCGTTCTAAGGTAGCACAGAATCCTGATGCAAAGATGGCAGAAGGTCTTGTACTTCGTCCTGCTTTTGGTCTAAAGAACCGTATGGGAAAGAGACTTATTGTAAAGGTTAAGTATGAAGACTTCCAGAAGTATCGTCAGGTTTATGGAACTGATGAAAAGGTAGATCAGCCAGTAAATGAAAATTACAAGGGTGACAAACTTGGTTATGCATTTACTTGGTAAATAATACAGTCAGCCAGGGAGACTCTAAAATCATCCTCTGATGAGACCTGGACGAAAATATATTCCCCTGAATCCACTTGCTTGTGAAAGTAGGTGGATTTTTTATTATTTTATTTGAATTTTTTATATATTATTCTATATTATATTGTAACAAATATATAGAATTATGGCAATCACAGCAATTGGTTTCGCAAATAAGTATTACACTCTTTGGAATATCACTGAGGAATCAAAACCTCTTGGTAATGGTTGTAATTATATAGTAACCCACTACAATTATATCAAGAATATTTCATTTGATAAGGAAACTGCTTTGGCTAAATATCCTGAAGCTATTCTTGATGAGAATCTTCGTGGTAAGACAATTTCTTGGGAATCAACGAAGGAAGTTTGGGATAATGTTGATGTGTTTAGGTTTGGTAAATATAAATACCAAAATATTGAAGAGATTAATGATCTGAATTATACTGCTTGGTATTGGGATCAAGTTGATGGAGATCATAAGATATTTATCTCTGAGTTTCTTAAGAAAAATGGATATGAAATTCGCTGTTGGATTTCAGAATTGGACGGCCAAAAGATTGCTCATCAATATCTTATGAGTCCTGAAGATCTTGAAGAAGAAAAAGAGAATAATAAAATAGCAAATATTCTTGAGGAAAAGCTGAATAATGAAGAAATAATTGAGTTTACCCCTGAATATAATCCTGATGAGGATGGTGACATTCGAATTGGAGATGTAATCTATCACTTCAATGAGGTTAAAGAGAATTGGTATAATGGATTTTACTATTATCTTCCTGTAATCAATGGAAAGCAAAAGAGAATCAAGAACAAGAAACTTACAATCACTAAATATACTTACTTAAGAAATGAGAATGTTATAACTATCAATATTGAAGAATTTAACATAAATAAGTAAACATACTATGGCAAAAGAAGTTAAAGTAGACGAATATGGATATATTCCTCGGTACCAAAATATGTCTTATGGTGGAGATGCAAAAATGTATAATGACTTACAAGACAAAATGTCAGCTCTATATTGCAAGTGGTATGGATCTGCTTATGGGTTGGATTCTGGAATGGTTGCATCTCTAAAAGAAGCAATTAAGAAGGGCAAGACTACTTTTACAGCTTGGAAGAGAGAATTTGAAGATAATGCATACAAGGGAATTACCGGGCATACACTTACTGAAGAGCGTGAATTGAAGAAAAAGGAGAAAATTAAAGAGCAAAAACTTATTGATTCTGTATATAGCAAAATATTGGAAGCACACATTACATTTACTAATACAGAATTTAATACACTAAATAAATTATTCAAGAAATGATTAATAGAGCAGAGAGAAGACGTCGTAAGCAAGTAATTTGGGATAGACGTGCCAAAATGTACTATCAAATGTGGCACATCCCAACAGTTCCTTGCAATCCTGAAGAATTACCTGTACATAATTATAGATGCAAGATAAATCATCGTTATTGGAGACCGGCTGAAAACTGGAAAGAATACCAAAAACTTGATCCTTCTATGCATCTTTATAAAAACACAGGTACAATATGGGATCATGGATATTGGACCAAGTATGAAAGACGTAGATTGAATAAACAATCAAGGATGAATGCAAAACTCGATTTGAGAAATGGTGAAGAAATAGTTTATGAAAGAACAAACCTAAAATAAAAGGAGAACTTATTAGTTCTCCTTTTTTGGTAACATATAACTATTATATTCTTGATAATTGTTTCCAAACATAAAGAATGGTGTCTTAATATCTTTGAATGAACAATTATTTTTGTTTTCTTGTAATTGCTTATTTAATTCTTTATAATTATTAATGGATTTTATATCTGTTCCTGTAATAAAATTTTCATTATAAATATTATAATCTGCATGGATATTATTATCATATTCACGCATCTTATTCATAACAACTTCTGTTTGTTCTTTAGAATTTGTATATAAATCAAAATTACTACCTTTAGTTATAATATGAGTTTTTAATAATGGATATTTGTTTATCAAATGTTCATTTATTATTTTTTTAATATGGACCTTATCTTCCATATTGTTTTTTAACATATTTACAAATTCTTGCGTTGTCAAACAATTATAAGATTTATTTTCTGATAATCCCATTTTATTCCAAAGATTTGGAGTAATAACCTTATTATGATTTATATTTGTAAATTGTTTGTCAATAATATATTTTGATAATTTCTTGTAATTTGATTTCGTTATAAATACAGGGACTTCACACCAATCAGGATCAATTTTACAAATATCAAACAAATATTTGCCATTAACATGTTGTAGTTTATATTCATTTAAGTTATATACATAGTTTGCATAAGGATTAAATGAATATAATAAATTCTTAGCTTCTAAATAAGAATTAGCATAAATCACTATATAATTCTCTCGTTTAAGATTTTGATAGAATATATATAATGTACGTTGACCATAAAGAAATGAAAAATCTTCAGGTTTTTGTGAATGATCTATTACTTCTCGCTTCATATATATTATAATTTATTTAAATTCATTAGTTACAAAATGCTTATAAAAGGTTAATATAAAATTTGATAAATATCTAAAAGATCTATCACCTCTATTATATAATTTTGTATTTTTAGAAATTCGTGATTGAGATTTTAATTTTTTATATAAATCTTCATTTCCAAAAGTATCTATAATTTGTTTATAACGATTAAAATATGTGGCAGTTTTTATTAACCCATATTCATTATCAACTATATAAGATGAACTTACAAATAATATTTTGTTTTTCCAATCTTTGTTATTTTGGATAAATTCAATTAATCTTTGTGCTCTATCTAGCCACCTTTCTCTAACTCTATCAATAGTAGGGTAGTGGATAAACCAAATTTGAACAATATTATCTAAAATAATATAATTATGTTGTTCTTGATTTAAAGGAAAAATCCCATTTTCTACTTTAATATTCAAAAAATTTATCTTTTCAAAATTTTCTAATAATAAATTCCAATCTTTTGCAAAAATTGTACAACTTACAAAAGGATTATCATATTGATAATGTCGGTCTTTTTTATTTTGATAACAAAAAGCTCCTGCACATGAATTAGCTATTACCATTTTCTTAAAATTATATATAATTAATAATAACTAATTAAAATCAATCTCAAGTTGATTATTCTTAGTTCCTAAATTCTCTGGCATATCATCTTCAATTTGAGCAAATATATTATCCTTTAATGCATTTGTATTTTCTTGCTTTCTCATAAATCTATCATTAGATTCATCAAGTTTAGAATAATCAAAATATCCAAATTGACTATGTATTACATTCATTAATTCTGGCTCTACATCAGATAATTGTAATTTTTCAGTATGTGGTAATTCTGGTAATTCTTCATCATCATTTTCGAGTTTATTAGTATCAATATTATCAATTAATTCAGAGAAGAATTCTTTTGTATTTCTATTACCATATATATTTGCCAAATCCTCTTTTCTTTCCCAAATTAGTTCAAATGGTTTAATTGATATTTTTCCATTTTTTGGTCTTGAATGTACAATAATTACATCAAATAATTCTTGCATCAAATCAAAAATATGCTCTAATAAATCAATATCATCAACAACAATATCTTTAATTGTATTTGCATATTTAGCTGCCCAATTAGCTATCCAATGTAATATCTCTTCTTTAGTTACAGATGGATTTTCTTTAGCCCATTTTTGTGCATCAACAATAAATTTATATACTGGGAAATCTATACGCTTTTTACGTCTATTAACTTCTATTAATACAAATTTACGAATACGGTTTAATTTAGTATAATTTATCTTATTTTGTTTTTTATCTACACAATAATCAAATATATCATGAATAGTATCACAATCATAAAATCTATAAAGACCAATGACAATAGGTAGATTTTTCTCTAATATTTCAATACTCTCTACATAAAGATTATTCTCTTCACGAACTTCTCTAAATTCATCATCTTTGAATATAGCATAGTCACCTTTTAATAATTCTTTATATGTATCAATATTTCCATCATTAAGATGGTCTAAGAAATTAAATGTTTGTTTAGTCCAATAATCAAATCTAAGATGACGACATGCTTTAAGATATTCTTCCAACCACTGTAATTTATCTTCTGGTACTCTTTCATCACTATCAACAGTTGTTGTATGATATCCATAATATTGCATACCTTTAATCATCATAGGTAATTGCTTTGAATAATCTGAATATCTTTCTTCAAATACTCTAAGTTTATATGTGGTCTCATCAATATAATATCTACAATCATTCTCATCATATTTTAAATACTTGTTAGCACCTAATAATGATTGAATAAGTGGGTTATATTTTGACTCTTCTTGATTTCTATCAAGCATATCATTACAAGTTCTAATCAAGTCTCTTGCTATCAATAAATCTTTCTGAGATATTGATAAGTCTAATGGGTGTGGATGATAATAATCTATTGGAAAACCAGTAGAATCTTCTTTCTCTAAGAACAATTTAACAAACAAATCATTATTACGAAGTCTATTTGCAAACTGTTCAATATCTTGAGCTATCCATGGTTCATTAAAATATACACTAAATGTATATCTATCACAAATATCAACCCCAACAGAAAGATATGATGTACAGAACACTATATCATTATTTCCAATAGTCTTATCTACATTAATATTTTCCATTGTCTCTTCACCATAATTAGACTTCTTGTAATAGAATGCTCTAACTTTATTTGGATATTTCATAATGTCAAGAAATTCTTGAATAAGACCTACAACTTGTTCAAAATAAAGATTACCACGATTGGTTGGGTACAATATCTTCTTTCCTTCTGTGATGTCTTTAGCCATTGACTTAGCCATCTCAATGAGTTTTTCATATTTAGTAGGAACTGTTCTGATTTCAAACTCTTTTTGTCTGAAATCTTCTTTGATTACTTTAATATGTTTAATTCCCGGAAAGAACAATAATTCACCTGTTGGTGTTCCTGTCATCATAATGATTTTTGCCTTACAATTAGCCAATCTTTGAATAGTTGGTGTCATAACATCTCTATATGAACTTGTAAACAATAAGTGGGACTCATCAATTACAATATATTCAAAATTTGCTTGGTCTAATTCCATTACATTCAATCTTGAAAATTTATCAATTGTCATCGACATATTCTTATTTCCAAGAATTTCATCTAAAGTTGGCCTCTTGTTTCCATAATAATATAACCAATCAGAAGTCTTCTCATCAGCTTCAACTTTCGCTTTAATAGTTGATGTGAATGGTAATATAAGGATTGTCTTTGCTTTTAATGACTTAATCATTTCTGTTTTACCATATCCTGCACCTGCTTCTAATAAGGTAATATGAGAAAGATTTTTCATAATATCATCCTTGATATCAGAAAGATATTGATTTGCTTTCAAATGAAGTTCAACATGTTCTGTATTGTCATTCAATACTTTAATTGGATCTTCACCTTGATTCTCATCTTTATTATTTATTGTCTCTTCAAGTTTTTCAATTTCTTTCTTATATAAATCATCTGACTTGATTTTAAGATTAAATCCATGTTGTGAATTTAATTCTTTTATAGCCCATGTCGAAATTGGCTTATTATGTATTGAAGCGGTCTTTACATCACCAGCAAGCTCTCTTTTTGTTGTACCTTTACAAATTTCCACCATCATCTTTAATGCATCATCATATCCATATATAGATGTTAATGTATTTGCCAATTGCCAACGTTGAGCATGTTTGTAGTGTTTTCTACCTAAACTTTTTGACTCATCTCTATCATTAATACCAGTAATTGTACCAATATCAATATCATCTGTCTCTTTATCAGTATTAAACCATTCCAGTTTATGAAAAATATCTTTTAAATCAGGATGAGAAATCCAGTTAATTGACTCTACACCACTTACAAAAGCAGATTCAAAATTAACATCAAGACGCAAATCTTTAAAATTCATATTCATTAAAGCTTTATCATCTGATGATATGAAAATACCTTGTTGTGGTTTAGCCATTGCCATATCCATATATTCAAATATCTTTTCTTTAGTATATTTGAATTCTTGCATATATTTAGTCAATACAATATATACATAAGAATATTTATGCCTAAAATTACAAAGATATTCAATTTTACGATTACTTGATTCTATAGATAAAGGAGTGATTTTAGTCCAAACATGTAAACCCTTTTTAGAAGCGGATTTACAAATACCTAAAAACCAATTATATTTCTTAAGTTCATCAAAAATAACAGTTTTTAGTTTATCAGTAATTTCTGCATTTTTTATATCAAGGTCAATAATCTGCAAACCATTCCACATATTAAATGACCCATTACCTATAGGACGAATATTAGCACTTGTAGAATATACAACTTTTCTATTTGCTTTTTCTACTTTTGAATAAGATGGATTTATCAATAATTTATAAATATCTCCCCAGTTCCAAACCAAACCTTGTTTTTCATAAATACTGTTAATTACAAGACACTCTAATAATTGTAATTGATCATTATAAAAATTTAATTGTTCTTCTTTTGTACACTCTAGAAAATTATAAGAAGAATAACTAAATTCTTCTTTTGTCTCATTAAAATCTTTATATTCTTCTGAAATCTGCCTAAAATTATTAAGAGTCTCTGTTAATGACTGCTTATCATTTTTTGAATATATTTTATTAAGTTCTGTTAAATACTTTCCTAAATTTAATACATCTGCCATTAACTAATGTATGTTAATTTGATTTAAAATAGTTATTTAGAAATTATAATTTTTTAACTATAAATACAGTTTCACGAATATAGTTTTGAATATTTTAATTATTTTTAATAAATGTATAATAATTATTAGAATAATATATGAATTGTATACAACAAAATACTCAACAAAATGGTGTAAAAAGCATATCAGCAGAGGAAGCATTGAAACTTAAAGCACAATGGGAAGACCAAGTTGATTATCAATTTATACAAAGAATTGTTCAAGAATTAACCCAATCTTGTGCTTTACCATTGCCTGTTCCAGCCGCAGCTATTCCTCCACTTATTCTTCAAGCAGCTCAATATTTCTGGGAAAATTATGATGGTGCTATTGAAGAAAGATATTATTGCATTAGAAATTCTGATATTAATAAATGTGGTCCAAACTTAATTATTAAATTACCACCAAGAATTATTTCTGTATTTGGGGTTTATAAGACAAGCGATAATTTCCAATATGCTGTAATGGGAGACTTTTCTCTTGAACGTATGATATTAAATAATTCAGCATTAGCTTTTGGTAGTGGTGGAACATTAAGTGATGTATTTGGTAGTGGTACTGGATATAATTTGACTGATGTTATGGGAGCACTTTATGAAGTACAAACATATAAAGCTGTTTTTGAAAGCCCATTAACATTTAACTATAATGCTTATTCTAATGATTTAGTAGTACTTGGCGCATTAGGTTATTCAAATCTTATATTACAAACATTCTTAAGATGCAAAATACAAGATTTATATAAGCTTTATTATTTCTTTAGATATTGTGTTTGTTTAGGTAAAAAATCTATGGCTACAATTCTTGGTACATTTGAGTATAAGATGCCTGGTAATGTTGCAATAAATTATGCAAGATTTGAAGATAGTGCAGATCAAGAAATGGATAAGATAGATGAATGGTGTAATAAACAACATTCCGCTGACTATTTCTTTAATTCAAATACAATTTAATAAATATGAAAAATTTAAATATATATTTACAAGAAGGTAGAACTGATTATATAGAAACTGCCAAAGAAGTTACTGATAAATTAAAGGATATGAAATGTCCTAATGGTGGAGAGAAAATTTATATTGATTTATCAGATGATAGAAAGATTTGTATATATAATGATGATAAATCAGTATATCAATCAATTAGAGCTCATCTTGAAAAGAATGGAGAAGTAGTTGATAGGACACAAGAAGGTTGTTGGTATGGTAAAGAGCATCTTTCAGGAAAGAATGTAACTGCTGAAGAAGCATTTGATAGATTAAAACAAAGACTTTCTAAAAATAATATTGAAATGTATAATAAATGAATTTATTTAATCTAATTGGTCAATATAATAAGAACATGGGTTCAACTTATGGAGATATATTAGAAAATAATTTGAATCCTGAAAATAAGTTATCTAAGGCTGAAAAGGAAATTTATAATAAATATAAATTAGGTGACATTCAAAGATTTAAGATAAATGAAAACCATGATTTGATTGATAATGGTTCAAAAATAAATCGTCAACCACAAGAAATTTCTGGTATAGGAATAGTAACACAAATTTGTTGATATGGATATAAAACAATCTTTAGAATATAGAACAGAATCATTCAAGAAATATACCTTTAATGGTGATAATAGATATGATTATGCTAAAAATGGGTTATTAAATAAAGTATTGCCTAAAATTTTATTTAAAGGTAATTCAATATTTGTGACATTTTTGCAATTGATAGATTTACGTTTAATATTAATGTTTAAGTATATAGATAAGTTAAAAACATTCAAACATATTACAAAACAATAAACAAGAGCTTAAAATTAAGCTCTTTTTTTTATTTTTATATAACTAAAATATTAAATAGATAATATAAATAATAGATGGATTTCTTAGATAATAGTGGACATGTTTTTTCTTTACCTTCATATTCTGAAGAGCCAATAGGTCATGAATTTGAAGAAAATGATTATATCTTTTGGTTAGACAATAATGTAACTTCTTCTTTATCAGTCAATAACTATTATAGTCGTGTTATAAACCTTGTAATACCTTATGATAGTTATGAGGATATGTCATTTGATGAATTAGTAGATATAACTATTTCTATGGATTCACATAAATTCTGGTTATTAAAACCTACAGATATACAAAACTTAGTTAATGAGACGGATAATATTTCAAATATTGTTCATAATATAAATGCTAAAGATAATTATAGATTCAATACATTAACTAATGATGATTTATATGTTCTAACTATTTCTAATAACTATGAGAATTCTAATCAATGGGTTAGATCAAATATGGCTGTAGTTCCTTTATATATTTTAGGAAAAGCTAAAGAAGAAGGAACTTGGATTAGTAATATATTGATTCATATAAAAGATAAATCTGAAGATTATGAATCAGTTACAGAAGATTGGGCAAGTATTAGTGTTGGTGGAATATTCAAAGATGAAAATGAAATATTGACAATCAATGGTCAAAACATGGGTATTACATTACCTAAAGAAATGTTCAGAGCAGTATACCAACAAAGTTTCTTGAATGATGAGTTTAATGAAAATCTTTATAATTTGAAGCTTAAAGAATACCTTATTAACTTTATGAACATTAAAGGAGAACAAGGTAACTTTAGATCTGCAAATAATTCATTAAAGTGGTTTGGTTATAAAGACCATCTTGTTTTAACCAAACTTATGAAAACTGATAATGATATTAAAGAACAATATGTACATGATTGGTTTAATCTTAAGACTGATCTGATTAAATCATTTAAGTATTTTAGAAATAGTACATTTGTATCTATTAAGCTTAAAGAAAATCAAGAAATAGGAGAGAGATATTTATTTAACGAAGATAAAGAAAGCAGTTTCTTTGGTGAAGGTAAACCTATTTTAGAGAATCTTTTCAAAAAGGAAATTCCAGTTAAAGTTGGTTATGATGAAGACCAATGGACATATTGGAAGCCTTATTATGATTTTACTTTTTATGAAATGGGTTTGAAATTATCATGTTTAAAATATTACTATGAAACATATTTCTTGCCTATTCACTTAAAAGTTCATTCGGCAACTATTGCACACCAAGTATTTACAAATGATATCAAGTTTGATAATAAAGTTTTCAATACAGTAAGAACTGAATCAATTATCAATACAGAAGAGACATTTGAAAATAATGGAAATAATATTGAATTTAAAAGAAATATAGTTGAGTTTGATAGCAATAATGTAAGATATTTTACTCACCAAATTCATTATGTAGATGAAAACTTTAATGAATATAAATCTTATAATGATAAAGAAAATGGAAAAACTTTTTACAAGATAGATGATACATGTTTGAGTATACCTATTAGATTTAATAATGATGTAGATAGTAATGGTTTAAATATACCTACATATTTTAATTGTGTATTATTGTTAGAACGTGAAGGTTTAGATAATGAAACAATCAATCAATATAGATTAAATATTCTTAATCATCCAATTAATATTTGGTATTATGACATCAATATATTAAGTAAACAAACTAAAAAACCATTAGATTTATCTAATTATGAAATTGTATTTTCAGAAATGAATCAATTTAATAAATCTGACATCATATCTAATGGTTTAGAAGGATTGAAGACATACTTAAAAACATATTTTGCAATACCTGTTTTCTCTAAATATTATGATTTAGATAATGAAAATTATAATTTAGAGTTTGTTTATACAGATGATGGTGAATATATTCAATTATATAGGGCTTCTTTAACTCAACAAATTTTGAATAAGTTTAAAAATTATGATTCTAATATTATAAATAATTTGTTTAATATATTAGATCAATTAAGTGTTACTAAAGAAGATGAAGCTCATAATAATTTCAAATATTTGCATATTTCTGAAACACCTATAGAATATATTGATAAAGATTGGTACATTTATATTCCACCTATTAGTCAATTCAATTTTAATCCTATGAATACAAATGATATTTATGGGGAAATATTTATTGTACCAAAAGTAAATATTCAATTAAAATTTGACCAAACAGAAATTCATGATTTTATAATTAAGCCAAAAACAGGTAATTCAATATCTATTAAAGACAAAATTAGAATAAACTACATACCATTAAGTAAAGTTATGTATGAATCTCATTTTAATTTTGTACAAGATAAAACACATTTAGATAGTGTATACAATTCATTTATATTATATCCTAAATATATCAATAATCAAGATATTAATTATTTCATTAATAAGAAATTTACATTAAGATTATTAGTTAACAATCATTGGTACAAATATGATTTTGAAACTAAAATGCCTGATGTTAACTTGAAATTTGGTACATTGAAATATAAATATTATAGCACTACTGATAATTACTATTCAAGATTTTCTCAATTGTTAGATTTAACTTCAAATTCTGTTACATTTAATTCATTTATGTATCATCCAGAATTTGTGGAAGTTAATCATATCAATTTTTTCAAAGACTTAGATAATTATATTAAATTGAATTCATTAAAATATTTAAGTAATGATGGAGAATTATTGAAACTTAGTAATTTTAATAGATATATAGATTATGAATATTATGATGAAGATAATAAAGTCAAAAAAATAAAAATATATATTAGTAAATTCATTACTGATAAAAAATTCTTCATCTATTTTGATACTGATTGGTTACAAGAAGATTATACATTGTTCAAACTTATTCCTGCTCAAATAGGTTACAATTTGTTAGCTAATCGAAATGATGATTTATGTATTTTAGGAGAAGAGAGATATTTTGATTTTAATAAAATGTTCTTTATAAGAAATTATGATGATAACACATTTTTAGGATCATATGTATATTTCAAAATAGATAACAATAAATGTTATAGTAATAAAATTATAAATAAATACCATGAAATATACACAGAAGCAGGTTTAGAAACTATTGGGAATGCCGAAGATTGGTTAGAAATCATAGAAGACTTAAGAAAATATAATATTGGATATATTAATCTAAATGGTATAAGTGGTATAAATAGAATTAAAAAGCATATATATTTACCTCTTAATTCAATTACAAATAATGAACATATTGAAATCCAAAATATTTATGACCAAGAAATTAAATATAATATCGTTCCTGAGATTAATAATTTTTATAACAGATATACTGAAAAGATAAATATCAATAATGAAAATTATCTTAATAATATTTTAATATTCAATATATTCAAGAACAATCAAATTAATAAGAATATATTTAATAGCACAATATTTGGTAATGTAAAATTAAGTGCAAACGGTATTATGTTTTCTCATAATGATTTAGATGAGAAAATTTATTTAAAGGGAAAAGCTTTATGGAGTGAAAATATTGATTCAAAATATTTAGATTTGTATGGTTTTTATATCAACCAAAAAGATTCTCATAGAAAATATCCTTGGAGTTGGGGTTCAAAAATAAAACCTATATTAGGAAATTTAGAAGCAATACAAATACCAGGACAATTTATATATTATCAAGATTCATTAGGAAATATAATTGGTAGTAATATTAAAATTAATTATAAAAAAGAAAATTTAGCTCAAATAATTTGTAATAATATTGAAGATTTTACCCATATTGAAGATAAGTTACCAAGTGATTATAAATGGATCAATAATAATGTTCAAAAAATTAAATATGAAAAATTTGGAAATTCTGACAATATTACTGTAACTTATAAAACTGGTGAAATAGAAACAAATAAATTTATCTTAAATGTTAAATATATTAAGATTAATCCATTAAATGGTCAATATTCAATATTAAATGAAATTACAAATTATGATTTATATAGAATCAATTCTTCAAACAATGATGGCAACTTAGATATTAAATTATTATGTACTATAATTAAAATCTCTGTTGTTTATGAAGAAGTTGGTGAAGAAAAAGAAATAACATTAAATGTTTCTGATGCATATTTAAGTCGTTTAGATACGTCAAAAAATATAATTGATAAATTAGATATTATACCTTATGGTTTTGGAAAAATAGGTAATACCAATTATATGATTGGAAAACGATATGATGAATATTATGCTATTGATCTAAATAAATTAAAAAATGGAAAATTTGAAGGTATAAAAATATTTTGTAAAGGAAATTCACAATATTTAGATAATAGAATTTCATCAATAATAGAAGCTGAACAACCTGGATTATATGTATATAATTATGATTATTATAGAACAAGTACTGAAAATCTTAATTTAGATAGATTAGAATCTTCGTTAGATGTAAGTAATGATGCAGGAGAATTATTAGTAGATCGTGGTTTGGCAAGATTATACAAAGTTAATTATGATAATAATATTAAATATTTGATATTCTATGAAAGAGATATTAAATATGCATATGATTTAATGTCCCAATTCTCCGATTGTAATGCCGAAAATTGTATTATTTTAGAAGATATTTATCATGATTTTAAAACTAAACAACATGTGAATGAAGGAAATAATGATACAAGAATATTAACAAAAATGTATGATAAATTCAATAATAAAAAATCATTATTACTTAATAAAATTATATATAGCAAAACAAATACTGATTTAAATAAAATAGATTTCAATATTTTAGATTCTAAATTTATTAGTCTTAATGATGACGATATAGTTTATGTTATATATCAATATCAAAATCAAGAAGATTTAAATCCAATAATTTATAAATCATACACAAAAATTGAATTAGAAGATGGAGAAAATACAATTAAAGGTATAGTAAATAACTTAAATACAACACAAAATGGCATTTATAAATATGTTATAACTAATAAATTTAATTATATTAAAAATTACATTTATACATTAACTTGGGAGACTAATATTTATGGAGCATCAATAAATTTATTTATTTTGAAAGAAAATTCTTATGAAATTCTTAAATATAAAGATAGTGAATTTTTGATGACTGATGATATAAAATCTATACAAATGAGTTTTGTTGTCGAAAATAATGTACAAAATACTTTTATAGATGGATATATTATACCTAAAATATTCTCAAGTAAATTAACAAATAGTTATTCACAATTAAAATATATTCCATCATCAGATTCTAATAAATTCATAGAAATCAATATTGATGGTAATAAATATGTTTATGATGATAATACTGATGATGATAAAGTAAAATTATATAATGATTTCTTTGAAATAGATTATCTTGCTACAAAAAGAGATGAAAATGGAAGAATAAATGAAGAAAATACTGGTACTGTATATGAGATAGAAAAATTATTTAATATTGAAAAAAATTATTTGAAATGGTCAAATAACAATCAATTTACTTGTCGAAAAATTATATCTAATACAGATTTGCATAATAACACTATTTTAATTACTAATGGTGATGTTTATTATGAATATACACAAGTTAATGATAAAGATATTTTAGCATATTTTGATAGTTTGTCAGAATTTAATAAATATAATTTGGTTAATTTGATTAAGTATGATTTCAGTATTAAAACATACATAGATTTTTATGATTGTCATGTTTATAAATATATAATAGATAGTACTCCTATTAATGAAGATAATGATTGTATAATTACTGAAAACTTAGAAGAGATTAAATTACCTGATTATTTTGTAGAAGAGAATTATGTAAAAGTAATCAAACAAAAAATCAATTTAAAGAAATTCTTTGATTATGACTTCTATTTAATGCATGACTATGATTATTGGTATGGTGTATTTATATCTAAAGAAGTTATATCTAAGAACATTAATAATAGTAACTTAAAGATTTCTAAAGATTATAAAGTAATAGAATCTACAATATATCAAGAAAATGATTTCTACGAAAACAACACACCATATGTATTAAAATTAGTTGGATCTAGTAATGAATTCTTGATTAACCGTATGATGTTTGAAGAAACTAATGGAGTTAACCATTTTGATAATGATAAAATGATAGTGGCTAAATTGGAAAACAATAATAAGCTACCTGTCGATATATTTAATTCACCTAAATGGGAAATAACTCCAAAATCAATAGGAATGGATAAAACATTAAAAATCAATTCTAATCAAAATATGGCTTTAATATCATTCCCAGAAAATAATAATGTTTATCAAAAAGGTTATTATGATGTCAAAGTAAGATATTCATTAGATAAGAATATTCAACACCAATTGCATAAAGATGGAATTATACGTATTGGATAAATTATTTTTAATTATAAATATTAAATGAATTATGAAAGAAATATCTCAATGGTTATTTGAACATATCAATACACCTAAAACTACTAAAGCCTTTGTAATAATCAAACCTGGATTTTTAGATTATACACAAGAAATTTATGATTACATTAAAGAAAAAGGTTTTGAAATGTATGATCATACTAACAAACAACAACTTAGTGATTGGCAAATAAAAGAACTTTATAAGATGCATAAAGATAAAGATTTCTATAAAGATCTTTGTGAATATATGAAAGGATATATTGAAGCATCTATTTGGGGTTATGAAGGTTCAAAAGATCCAATTAAAGAGATGGATAAAATCAAAGATCATTTTAGGGATAAATATGGTAAAGATGATATGAGAAATGTTATGCATAGTTCAGATTCAAAAACAAATGTAATGAGAGAAGCAAAATTAATATTTAATTAAATAACAAATAATATTAAAAAAAATTAGCTAGGAATTTGAAATTCCTAGCTTTTTTTCTATATTATATATGTAAAACAAATAAATATTAAAAATATGAATAAGATTACAGAAGCCCTTTCAAAGATTTTTACAGAGAAGCAGATTCAGGTCCTCAAAGATGCTTGGAGATATGGAGCATGGGGAGACTCAGAAGTTAATTTCGGTAAAGATGAAGATGAGTGGGGACTCGGTGCTTGTACAAATGATGCTAAGAAGGGAGGTCACTTCACCGGTCGTCAGGTCTCCGGCATTATGTCAGGTATCTCTAAGAAGATCGATGCAACTGGTACTGATATGGTAGCAAGCTTTCCTGACTGGTGGGGAGATGGAACTGGAGATATGGTTTTCTTCAATCATCATGCCCTTGGTTTTGATAATTCCGACGAAGGATGGGATGCTTTGAATGAGTGGTCAAAGTCAAATGATTAAATAATATGTTAACAGAAAAAGACAAGAAGCTAATTGAAGAAGCTTATAAAGTACCTTACACCGAATGGTATCTTATAGATGAAAATAAAGCTGAAACTCCTGAAGGAAAAGAAGCACTCCATTCTATAGCAAGTAGTAAATATCATACAGACGAATATTACGCAGGTTTACTTTAATATGGAAAAGAAGTCAGTTACTCCGAAGATTAAAAATGGTACAATTTGTACTTTAATCAAGAATGAGAATACAGTATTTCACCTTATTGGAAAAAACTATAAGCTTGGTTATCCTTATGCCGATATTGTAATGTTCAGAGGTGAATTTACATGCATGGGTGGAGCTCAAACAGTAGCTTATACAAATGAGTGGAAAGAAGCTTCTGACGAACAGAAAGAGCATTGGTATTCAGAATATAAGAAAGTAACAGGTAAAGATTGGAAGTAATGAATGTATTAGAAATTGGTAAAACTGCAGGAGTCAATCCTATGTTTCAGGCAATGTATGCCTTTGGAACAATTGATAGTTGGCTTGAAAAAATGGATGAATATTTTGCAAATCCTATGCGATATAGTTCAATTATCAATAAGCTTGGACAATGTGGAATTGATAAAGAACTTATTGACTCCATGCATGTAGCTAAAGATTTTATGAACAAAATTGTTGAAGCCACTAAGACAAATAAATAATGAGAAAATTGATTTTTACAATGCTCTTATTGAGCACATTTAATACATTTGCATATAATATTTCAACTTCTGGTAAACAGTTTATAAAAGATCAAGAGACTTGTGTTTTGACAGCATATTGGGATTCGAATGGGTATTCAATTGGTTGGGGACATCATGGTTCAGATGTGAAAAAGAACATGAAAATCTCTAAAGCCCAAGCGAATAAGTATTTTAATAAAGATATTAAAGAGATTGAAGCGGCTGCAAATCGTCTTATCAACAATCTTCCTTACAAGTATAAGTTTTCACAAGGATTTTTTGATGGTCTTTGTTCATTAGTATATAATACCGGTGAAGGTGGAGTACAAAAGTCTGAGTTCTATCAACGGTTGAAACGATGCCGAGTAAAGAATGGAAAAATGAATCAAAATGATTTGAACTATTCTATCGCTGGTGTAAAGACATCTCGAATTTCTTGTAAAGGACATATTTCTCGTAGATATGATGAACATAAGTTAATGCTTAACTAATATGAAAGAATATATACCAAAAGAATCAGTTATCAAAGAATTAAAGAGAAGATTCGGATTTGTTGAAAATAGAATGCTAAGAAATCGTTGTTATAATGATGAAGCTATAGCAGCATGGGATAGAGATGCAGCACTATATAAAGTTTATCAAGATTTAATTTCTTTTACTATTGATTTACCTACAATTACAAAATAATATGAAAAATTGGATTAGTAGACATTGGTTTGGTATTACAATGACAATTGGGATTTCAATTATACCACTATTCATAATTAGTGAATTAATATACTATAATTGTGAGGAAGATAGTAAAGTATATGTTGAATGGACAGTATATGATGGCTATACTCCAAGAAATTATTCTGGTACTTATGAAATGAAAGGCTCAGAATTTGAAGTACAAAACTATTGGCAATCGGCCGGCAAATATAGAGGTTCATATAGAGTTGTACGTATTGTTGATAAGAATGCTGGTGGCTCTTATATTAATAGACAATCAGTATGTATTTATACAGGAATGAATGATGTTGAAGTAACTAAAATTAAAGTTTTAGAAACAAAGTAATATGAAATACGAAGTATTATTTGACTTAGAATATTATAATGGCTCTAATGGTTCTGAATGTGTAACCTTTGAAACTTTTGGAAAGAATAAGAAAGTTTTAAGAGCTAAACTTAAAGAATATATTGAAAGTTTTTATAAAGCCCCAGAAAAACTTCATAATGTAAGAATTGTATATATTAAGAGATTTGAGTCAATACGTCCTTACAGTGTATGGGGTAGAGAAGAATGGGATAAGTTTAACGATAAATTATATCATAAAAATTATGGATGAGGAAAAACTTTATTCAATGTATGTAAAATGTATCAATCCTCCTAAGATGACATTTTTTTACATAAATTGTACATATTTCTTAAAGTATCATAGAATGAATGATATTGTATGGTATACAGCTGAAGATGGAAATTATATAGAACATACTTTCCATGAAAATTCTTGGCAAAAATATTTTGAAAAAATTTAATTATAATGATTATGGGAATTAAGTGGTATTTACAGTATGCATGGGTTAAGTTAAATATTTGGGTATTAACTCCTATTGTTTGGATTGAACAGAAATGGGATGAATATAAAGAATGGCGTCTCCGTACTTATATTCAATATCAAATTGCTATGAGTGAAATTAATAAAAACAAATAATATTTGAAATTTATAATAGAATATCTATATTATATAAGTAATTAACAATTTAAATAATATAATAATGGATAAAGTATTTTATGTAATTGAGTCTCTTCTTGACCCTACAGAGGATAATTCATTTTCTCTTGTTGATGAGACTTCTGGTGAGAACAAAGCAACTGTAGTTATCAAGGATGGTAAGGCCGGAATTTATTTTGAATCCGGTGACATTGAGGAGTTTGGTGAGGATTTTGGCCGAATGCTTGCCCGAGTTAAGGAGTTGGATTTGAAGTTTATCAAGCTTATGAATGGCAATCACCGTTGGCATAAGTATAACCCAAATCCTAAGTCACGTAATATTGGTGATTGCACTCTTCGTTCTTATTGTGCCGCTTTTGATATTACTTGGGAGAAGGCATTTGATATTGCATCTCGTGTAGCTAAGGCTAATTCAAGTATGGTTCAGTATGTTTCTGATAAGGTTCTTATTGAGGAGTTTGGTTGTACTGTTGATGAGAACTATAATAAGAAGAAGGTTAAGGGAAAGGATCGAATTACTGTCAACAACTTTGCAATGACCCATCCTTATGGAACTTACATTCTTCATGTTCGTCAGCATCAGGTAACTGTTAAGAATGGTGAATATTGGGACTCTTGGGATAGTGGTGACAAGAAAGTTGATACAGTTTATCTTCCACCTAAGAAGAATTAAAATATATCATTATTAAAGAAAGGTAGCTAGAAATAGCTACCTTTTTTGTTTTAAATTTATTTTTATATATATCAAAATAATATATAGAAATAATGGCTTTATCATTAGGATCTATTGCATCAAGTGCATTAAGTGGGGTTTCTGTACAAAGTACTTTATCTGGTTTAGGTGGCTTAGGAAGTACTATTAATAACCTTATTAGTGGTGATGTATATACAAATGTACCAACAAAAGATTTAACATTAACACAAGCAACTAAAGTAAATATATTCAAAAAGGATAATACAATATCCGGTTTTAATGGATATATAGGGTTAAAACGATACAATCATTCAAATTCAGTTATTTTTGAAGACCCTTCTAAATTTGGGTTATCATTCTTAAGAGAAATGAATACCTATCAATTCACATATCAAAAGGGTATCAAAGCTTTTTATAATTCATCATTAGAAGGAAAAAAAGTTCAAGTGGCTTATCTTAGTACTAATTCTTCAATGGCTTTATTTAATCCTTATTATGGTGTTGCAGCTGCCGGTATTGCTCCTAATGTTCCTTTGATAAATGGTTTATATACGACTGAAAATAATTTCACTTATATTAAAGATTGTACAATTCAAAATTTGATTAAAGATTCATTAACTATGAATTCTCCATTAGGTCAAGCAAGATATAGATTGATTGACTTTATGTATTGTAAAGATTTAGGAAAAGTTCCAAATAACCATTTAATAACATTACGTAGATTTCCATTTGCAATCGGTGATCATATTGGTAGATTAACAAATCCTAATATGTCTGATCCAAGTGCTCAAGATGCTAACTTTAGTACACCAGGTGATATCGGTAGATTGGTAACTTGGTTTGGCACTGAAGATAATAAACTTGAAGATATTTGCAAGTATGAAATGAAAATGTCTTGGAAGGAGTATAATTCAGAAATCCAAGAAGTTGATAATGGTAACCAAGACCAAGATAAAGCTGAGAGAGGTTTATTTGGTACATTAGCTAATACTATGAATCCGGCATATAATTCTTTTAATGTCAAATATGGTGGAGCTAACAATACTTTCTTTAATTATTTAGGTTCAAAAATTTTCAAGACTAATTTGGATTCTAGTTCTAACTATGATATATTTAGAATGGATTCTGATAAGAATAAAGTTTATACCCCAAAGAATACCGTTCAAGATACTCATATTTATGAAGGTAAATTAACATTAAATCAAGAAATAACAATTAACTTTTGTTATAAACTTAGAGCTTATGATAATATTAATCCTAAGTCAGCTATGCTTGATTTAATGGGTAATATTTTAGAGACAACATATAATAGAGGTAGATATTGGGCAGGTGCAAGAAGAATGATTGGTCCACCTACTAATACTTCAGCATGGCAAACTTATGATGCTTTCTTAGAGAATGCTTGGCAAAAATTAGGTGGAGTGATTCATGCTATGGCTTCTGGTACAATTAATTTCAATGATATATTAGGTTCAATAGCTAATTTCATGAAAGGTGCTCTTGATAAAGGTACCAAAATGGTTGGAAATGTTGTAGAATCTGTTCAAGATAAAGGTGTTTTAGGGGCTGTAGCTAGTGGAGCAGAAGAATTAGAAAAATTAACAGGTGCTTCTAATGCTGTAAAAGCAATGTTAAAGAGTAAATTAGGTCGTCCAAAACTTTTTGCTTTGAATTCACTTATTGGTGGTCATGATGTTGGTTTTTGGCATTTAACTGTTGGTAATCCATATAACCCAATCATGTCAATAGGTAATCTTATTATGACTAATTCTTCAGTTCAACACATGGGACCTTTAGGAGTAGATGACTTCCCGTCAGAGGTTAAAGTAACAGTTACATTAAAACCTGGTAGATCTAGAGATGTTATAGAAATTGGCAGATATTATACCCAAGGTATTAGAGGTATTTATCAAGCTAAAGTTAGACAACCAATAGAGCAATTCCACCAAATGAATTTAGCTATTGGTGAAAATGCAAAAAATAATGTATATGTAGCCCCAGAAAATGAAGTAGAAGAAGATAGATTGGTATCTTCAAAAAATCAACCAAATAAATCTTCACAACAAGCCCAACCAAATACTAATAATAATCCTAATAAAGGAGCTAAGGATGCACAACCAGATACAGCGATGGAATTAGCTAATCGCCAAGTGATGGAGAAATATCAAGGATATAAAAATGCTTCAAATGATGGTTTAATTACTGATCCTACTAATGCAATGTTATTCACTCATAATCAATATAACCCATTATTCTTGATGAGAGGATATGATGAAGTTGCTTCTGGTTAAATTGAATTAACATTTATTAATATCTATTTTAATATATAAAAACATATGTTTGTTTAATGAATAAAATTTTATTTATTGGTCTTAATGGATATGCAGGAGCAGGAAAAGATACAGTAGCAAAAATGCTTAAAACAATATTATCTAAAGATTGGGAAACATTAGATGAATGCAAGAAATATTATTTTAGTAGATATACAAACCCTACACAATCAGCTACTTACCATATAACTAAATTTGATGAAGATGATGAAAAGGTTTTATGTATAGCTTATGCAGATCAATTAAAAGAAATTTGTGCAAAGATGTTTGGAATACCAAGGCAAAGATTCTACCAAAATAAATCTACAGCTTGGATTTGTATTAATGATAAATTTCAATATACAGAGATAAAACCTGATGAAGACCATATAATAACTGCTGATGAATATTATTACTCTACTTCTTCTATAGGTGAAAACCAACCTAAAATGTGGATGTCTTTAAGAGAAATTCTTGTATATGTTGGAACTTATGTATTACAACAATCTATAAATAAAAAAATATTTGTCAATATAGTACGTAATACAGTTAAAGAAGAACAACAAAGAAATCCTAAACTTGAATATGTTATTGTAACAGATAATAGATTTAATCATGAACTTGAATATATCCATGAAACAAATGGTATAACTATTTCTATTCAACGTAATTCTGTAGAGCAATTGGATAATGTTGCAGAACATGATTTGGATGATGTTGAAGATTATGATTACATTATAGATAATTCTGGATCTTATGATGAATTATTTGAGCAAATATGGAATATTGTGCATGATAATATAGAATTTAGAAATATAACTATTGATTTATATAATAGAGATAATGTAAATAATTATCTTAGATTAATAGAAGTTACAGAAGAAACACCCGAAGAAGATAGTTACAATATTTATAAATTATGTTCTCCATTAAAGATTCAACAATTATATAAGAATGGTGATGAAATAACTGTGATAAATCCTACTGGTGGGCCAATGATTTGTATAAATGAAGAAATTGATGGAACAGAAGATTTGATTCCAATAAAAATCATCATGGATGAAAACACTAATCAATTTTTAATATATACACTCAGTAATGATATGGATAGCTAGTTAGCTATCCATTTTTAATTTTTATTATTTTTATATAATAAAGATAATAAATATTTGAGTGATTATGATTAAATAAAAATGGACACAATTTTCGAGATTGTAGAAAAATATGGATGGCAAGGTGTATTGATTGCTGCTATGATTGGTGCGGTATACCTTTTAGTAAAATACATTGGAAATAAGTTAGATGAAAACCAAGCTGATACAGTAAAAGGTATGCAAGATATAGCAACATCTATAACTACTAGTATCACCAACCAAAATTCAGAATTAGTATCTAAAATTACAGATCAACAAGAAAAATTATTGGATTATATCATTAAATCAAAAACCAATTCTGAAGGAGAGCATAAAGATATGCTTCGTGAAAGAATGCAATTAACTGAAGATATTAAAGATAAATTAAGAGACATTATGAATATTCATAATGCTCAACGTGCATTCATCATTGAATTCCATAACTCATACCAAAATCTTACAGGTATTCCATTTGCTAAATTCTCATGTACTTATGAATGGTTTGATAAAGGTTTACAATCATTACAAAGTAAAGTTTTAGGATTGCCATTTAGTGCTATGTCTGGTGTTGTTAAAGAAATGCTTGATTCTCCTAATTATGTTTTAGTATATGATGATATGGAAAAGATGGAAGAAAATAATCCTTCATTATTTGATATGTGTAAAGATCCTAAGACTATTGGAGTTATTTATAGTGGTATGTTTGATAACAAGAATCAACTTATTGGTTGTTTATGTCTTGAATATCAAAAACCAATGCCACAAGATTTACAAATAAATAATATATTACTTGAAACAGCAGAACTTACACAAGTAATTAACTTAAGATATAAATACCAAAACTAAATAATGAATAATATAGATGAGGCGATTGAAACTCTTAGAAAATTTTCTGTTAATTTGTGTAAATCAACTTTAGAATTTTTAGGAGAAGATTTGGGGCCAACAAACAATAAAATTGAATATCGAAATTATTTAATTGATAATCCTATTCAATTTGGTAATCCTGGTGGATTTTCATTTGTTAATGGTAATTTTGAAGGAGCTGGTGGAGGAAAAGAAGAAGTACCACAAGGATTCTATTCTGATCAAGTTCTTTATAATTTTATTTCCAATGCAGAAGGTACTATAGGAGTACAATGGGTATCTGGTTATAAAAGTGGGTCAGTTGTTCCTTCAGCTGCTTGTTATGGATATGATTTTCCTGGTGGAGTTCATGATCCTTCATTTATATCTAAATTAGGTTTAACTCAATCTGATGCTAATTCATTAGGAATAAGTCAAAATGGAAGAAAACCTATTGGTGGAGAAAGCTATGGTGGTAGAGTTCAATGGGGATGGTATACACAACCAGTACCAGCTGATCATCCATATTGGAAAAAACTTATACCATATTATAGAGATGCTATGATATGGGCATGGAGACAACCAGGTATACAAGCAATAAAAAACCCAGGTGAACGATTAGCAAGAATGCATACTATAAATTGGTATGGATATCATTATATGAAAGGACTTACAAAGAATGATGTAGGTTGGAATCATAGATTACAAGTTGCTAAAAGCGTTACAAGTGGTATGGGAAGTTTCGCATAATATGGCAGATAATAAGATAACAAAAGGAGGCGAATCTATTGACATAAATGTTGATGAAAAGGGAAGGCAATATGTCAATTTGAATTTAACAGACGGTCTCCAATATTTTACAGAATTTGATGGTAATGGTGGTGGTGGAGGAGAATATGTTTCTGGTATGCCTACTATTGGTAGTGGAAAAAGAGCTGATGCAATTAGGGCTTTAGGATTTAGTGAACACCCATCAGAATCTGAATGTAGCAGAGCAATGACTACAATTAAAGTTCCATCTAGAAGTAAAGGAACATTAAGTTTAACTGTTCATAAAAATCTTGCTGAAGATGTAAAAGCTATTTTCCAAGAAATATATGATTCTGGTTTTGATGCTTACATGGTTGGTGGATATTGTTATAGACAAATCAATAACCCAAATAATAAATCATCAAGTAGACCATTATCAATGCATTCTTTCGGGTGTGCCATAGATATAAATTGGGATGTCAATCCATTTATTTCTAAAGGTAGACCAATGTCAACAGGAGATACAGATAAAGTTTTTAGAACACCAAATTCTCCCGTAGTTCAAGCAATGGCAAGACATGGATTTGGTTGGGGTGGAAGATATGGTGATTATATGCATTTTTCTACTGCAAATGGTGGTTAAAAATAATATATAGAGATTATGGCTAATTTAGAGAATCAACTTATATGTGTTGAATATCTTAGGGATAATTTAGGTTGGGCTGATTATATGTGTGCAGCTTTAGTAGGTTGTATGATGGCTGAATCTAATATTATTCCTAGTGCGATTAATAAAGGAGAGAAAAATGGCACATTAACTTCTTCAAGTGCTTGCAATAAAAATACTCCTTATGGTACTAAAACATCGCCTTGGGCTTATGGTGCTGGTATAATTCAGTGGACATTTACTGATAGAAAAGAAAAAGCATTAATGGTTGGATTAAAAATGAATCTACAACAAGCACAAGAATTTATTAAAACTAAAGGTATAGAGACTTTAAGTTTAATTGACCAACTTAAAATGGTTGTTGGTGAAATAAAAGATGGTATGTATAAATCTAATTTTGGTATAGTAATTACTAAATGCCAAACTCTTAAAGAAGCAGTAGCTGCTGTTTATTGTAGATATTTAGGAGGTTTTAGTTCAAAGACAAATGTACCAAATGATTCTGATATCAAAAGATTGGATAAAGCTTATGATGCCGCTAATTCTAAAGCAATATCAGGATTTAATACTAGATTGAAATATGCTAATCAAGTATTAGATAACTATCATCATTCTATAGATATATAATTATGAATTTCAATACAGCATGTAATGGTGCTTGTACAGTACCACAAACGGTTAATTTAACATATCCATTAAATGATATATCTACTATAAAGGTATATGATGATTGTGGTTGTGAATATAAATTAGAAGATTTGCAATTCTCATATAGCATGGACAATCTTTCTTGGTCATGTGATATGAGTTATGAAGAAGCTTTAACTAATACTATTGATTTTAAGCAAGATTTTTATATTAGGTTTAAAATCAAAGGAATGATTGGCAAGATTGAGATAAATGGTGAACAAACTACTGATTATTCAACTTCTATAGTAGGATGTTTTGAATTTAGTGCACAAGAAAATTCAAGCACATTCAATCCATATGCTAATATGGAAAATGCTATTTCTCTTAATCAACAATTAGCAGAAGCGGTATCTCAAGTTGTAGGTATACAAGCTTATTATATTAAACTAAGTCCTAATCAAGGTTCTAAAGATATAACATTCAAAGAATATGCTTTGATGAATGTTGAAGATATTAAACAAGTAAAGATAGTTATACAAGATAATGATATGCCATCTTCTAAACCTGAATTTAGTGAATTTGGATTAGATTGGCAAACAGATTGGGAGGTTGAAATTACTAAAGGTTCATTTGCTACTGCATTTGGTAATAATGCTAAACCTATGGAAGGTGATTTAGTATATATCCCATTAATGAATAGAATGTGGATGGTTAATGGAGCTTATGAAGAAAAGAAGGATGGATTTATGTGGGTTGCCACAACATTCAAAATAGTACTTGTAAAATACCAAGAAAAAGATTCTGTTGATTTGGGTGATGCCCAAGAATTTGTTGATAGTATTGTAAAGACTAAATATGAAGATTTGTTCGGAGAAGATGATAATGGCACTCAAGATTCTGGTGAACAATCTACAGTAGCACCAATATATGCAGGTAATAAATTATATAATGTTTATGTAAGTGATGCAGTAAGAAAATTTGTTACTTGTGATACATTAGATATAAGACAAAATAATTTATATTTTAAAGGAACACTTGTTTCAGATTCTAAATATGATTTCTTAGTACAACAACCTTTATCAAGAATTGTATATCAAAAGAAATATTGTGGAGATAACCTTTCTATTTCATTTATAATACAACCGGAAATATCTACTTATGAATTTGAAAATACTTTGTTGTCTATTGGTCATATTAAGTTGAAAATCAAACAACAAATGAATCAATGTGTATTATGGTTAAATGTAAACGAGAAAATCAAATTAAATTTAACAGCTCATACACCATTTTTTGTTATCCTTAAATGGAATAAAGCATTAAATTCAGTTGATGCCCATGCATATAAATATACATATAATGAAAAAATTCCTATTTATATGTTAAGTAACCAAAATTACTATTTTGATATTGATAATCCGGTTAGTGAATGTCAAGCTAAATTTAATGAAGAAATGATAATTTCAGAAAAATCAGAAATAGAAATCAGTAACTTCTTTGGTTCAATAACTAATTTTAAGTTATTTGATTTATATAATGATAATATAAGTGAATTACTCCAAATGTATCCTACACATCAACATCTGATGATAAATGATACAGCCAGAAAAATAGTAGATAATGGAGGAATAGTTCCGGCATAAGAATAAAAAATCATAATCATATACTCACTTAAATATTTAAGTTATTTCGAAAGTAAGATGCGTGTGTGTCTTACTTTTATTATTTTTAATTATAAATCTTGAAATAACAAATATATGTTCTTGTGCTTATGGAATATAGAGGTATTAAAGCATCAGAGCTTATAAAAGAATTAAAAAAATATATTGGGCAATTTGGGGATTTGTATGTCTACAAAGAAAAAAATGGAGATGTACGCCCAATTTTCTTTTTGAATCATTACCCAAATACAGATTATTTTGAATTAGTATGAAATCTTTACAATTATATTTAATTGAAAACCAATCACATATAGATGATTTTATTCAATTTCTTTCAGATAATTCTAAAGAAGGAGAATTAAAAACAAATCATAAGTCATATTACGATTATTATAATGAATGCAATCCATTTGATAATCCAAAATTTTCTCAAAATATAGATAATACATGTTATGGGGAAGATTATTGTGAAGAACATGAGTTAGATTCTGTATTTGATGATGAAGAGAATTTTATTGAATATATTAAAGATATAGTTGATGAACAATTAACATTAGATTTAGAAAGAGGTTTGATTAAAATTGAAAGAGTCATATCTTTAGACTCTTCATTTTCTAAATATAAAGGTAATATTGGTATATATTGGACTTATATTGAAGGAATGGGTGATTCTCATGGCGCAGTAGGAAGTTCGAGAAATAATATTACAATATGCGCATTAGTTGATCCAAAAGATGTTAATTGGGAAGAAACAATAGCAGCTAATATAATTGATCCAGATGAATATGAATTGACATTAAATGAAGATGCTCCTATTCAAATTACTAAAATATTAGATGTAAATAGAAAAGAAATATTCAAAGAAAACTTATTATATAAAGCATGAAATCATTACAAGTATATATAATAGAGAGCATTAAAAAATTACCTGAATCAATTAAAGGGTTGATTGTATTTGATATTGATGATACAATATTAAAAGTTGACCCTTCTTTGATGAAAGTATATAAACAAGAACCTGGCAAACCAGAAGTATCATTAACCACTGAAGAATTTGCTAAAGATCCAGATGCTGAAGATGAAGAGAAAAGAAAATGGTTTGATTATAGAGATTTTAGAGATCCAGTAAAAGTATATAATTCTATTATTACAGGTACTCCACTTATTAAGAACTTGAAAATAATGGATGACTATATTAAAGCTGGATATGATTTTTGTTTCTTGACAGCTCGTGGGTGTGAAGATGTTATTAAGAAAGCTATTGGGGATTTCTTGAAATTTAGAGATAAAGATGGTGCATTAAAGGAACTTGGTGATTCATTTAAGAAAACTTTTTCACATGCAGTAAATGATGAAATCAAAACATATCCTGGTAAGACAGATGCTGAAAAGAAAGGTAATGTTCTTAAAAAACTTTGTAAAGAATATGATAGAGTGGTATTTGTAGATGATGATAAGAAAAATGTTAATGCTGCTCGTGAATTAAATATAAAAAATTTAAAGGTTATTAAAGCTTGGGAAGATTAATATGGCAAAAGAACTTAAAAAATGTAATGTAACAGTTGGTAGATTCCAACCATTTACTGAAGGACATATGAAAATGGTAGAAGCCGGTTATAAAGAGAATGAACTTCCTTGTGTTATCTTACAAATTCCAAATACTAAAAATGATGCTAAACATCCTTTCAGTGATGAATTGATTAAAGAAGAGATTAAGTTCATTATGGATGAGCAAAAGAAAGCTAATCATGTGTCAATAGCCGGACATTTCTATGTAAAGAATGCTGACATTGCTAAGATTGCTCAAACTTGTCATGAAAATGGATTTGAACCAGTAATGTGGCTTTGTGGTTCTGATCGTTATCCACAATATTCTAAGCAAGCTGATACAGAGAAGTATAAAGTTGCTAATGATATGTTAATGGAGTTTAAAGCTTTTGAAGTAAAGAGAACAGACGATGATACTTCAGCAACAAAAGTTCGTCAAGCAATCAAAGATGATGACTTTACAACATATATGAAAATGATGCCACGAGGATTTGATGAAAATACTCCACTTTGGGAGAAATTTAAAAAAGAACTCAGTCAAATCAAAGAAGGCATGAAATCAATTAGACAATATATTAGTGAATCATTAAACAATTCATTCACTATGAAATCAATAATACAGTACATTACAGAAAAAGTTAAAGAAGAAACAAAATTTGACAAAGTATTGAGAAACTATGATGAAATAATCAAAGCTAAGCCAAACTTAAAGAATATTGATGGATTCAAAGAATTTATAGATGATATTGTTTCAATTGAAGGATTAAGTGATAAGCCATTTACTTGTTGTACAAAGTATAATTATATTAAGCTTAGAAGATCATATGAAGATGATGTAAAGACTCTTATCAAAAAACATCCAGATTTTGAAATAAATAGAATATCATCAGGTACATGGATCAAAAGTAAATCTAAAAAGAGAAATGTCATATTATTTGGTAATGGCTCAGAAGGAAGAGTTTCTACTACATCTCAAGAAGTAGGTACATGCTTGGTATGGAATATGTATGTATCAGAAGGAAAGGGAAAATATGATGAAGAAGTATTGAATATTGATTATCTTAAAGAGTTGTTAAGTCCATTATCTCCTAATTTTGAGACTGATTGGTATAATTCTTTCATAAAACAAGTGAATATGATCAGAAAATTCTTAGAAAGATTTAGAATTGGAGGAAAAGATCATATTAATCCATTAGATTATAAACTTGAAAGATATGGATATTCTGATGAATCATATGACTTTAAAGTAGCAAATGCATACAAGAAATTCATTGAAACATATTGCAAGTCATTGAATGCCAACAAAGATAATCTCGAACCAAGTGATGTAATTTGTTTCAATGTGAAAAATTCATCAAAACAAGAATTTATAGATAAGTTTGATGAATTAGAAAAGATTGCAAAAACAGATCCATTAACAGCTAAAGAAAAATATATTGATGAATTGTTTTTGACAGGTAAGTTCTTTGGAATATCCCTTAAGAAAATTACATCTAAGAATCCATCATATGAACTTTACAATATAGCTGACAATAAAGAACGTATTCCTGAATCTGTGGAATCATATACAATTAAGTCAAATACTGAAAATGGCATAGGAATAATTTGTAAAGGTAAGTTCAAATTCGTTGATAATATCATAGATGAAAAAACTGGTAAAGAAATAAATGATGATGAATCAAAATATTGTAAAGTTACTTTACGTACATTTGGTAACAATCAAGCCGGAATAGATGTTCAGCTTTGTCATAATGAAGAAGGTTCAGGACTAACACCTTCAATGGGTAAAGCTGCTATCGAAGAAGTAAGGACAATATTGAAAAAATATACAAATAATAATTTAAAGAATATCAAAGAGTATAAAGAAGCATTTAATGAGATGCTTAATGATAAAGATTCTTTAAAATACCTTGCACAAATAATAAGAAGTGCTGTTAAGAATGGACCAAATTGTTTCCCATTTGTAATAGTACATTAAATAGTACATTGAAATATAATTTATAAACATATAATATGCAATCAATTAAAACTTGGATAATTGAATCTAATATACAAAGCCTTAAGACTATCTTAGAAGGTGGTCACGTATTTGATGGTGGTTCTGATCCAATTAAGAAAGAATATATAAAAGGAACACTTGATAAGTTCATTAAAGAATTTGTAAGAGTTTGTCCTAAAGCTAAGAATCATTTTGATAATCCACAAACATTAGGTTCTGTTGGTAAGAAAGATGTATCTGGTGATATTGATATAGCTATGGACGAAAAATGTTTTACAAGTCTTGATGATTGGGATTTGGATCAAAAATATGTTGATGAGCTTTATGAAAAGTTCAAGAAACGTGCTCGTACTGCTACACCAGAACAATTAATGAAAAGAGCTATTATAACTGCTCTTGGTGAAAAAATTAATAAAGAGTCAAAACTTATTAAGACTGATGGTAAACAATCTGGTTCTGGTGTATTATTCTGTCAATTCCCACAATATGATGAATCAGGAAAAGAACTTGATTTGACAGTACAAATTGATATTAACTTTGGTGATGTTGACTGGTTGAAATTTGCATACTTCTCAGATTCATATACTGGAAATGTTAAAGGTTTACATAGAACACAATTGATGTTACATTTGTTTGCTTATAAAGGATATACATTTGGACATAATTATGGCGTTAAAGAAAAAGAATCGGGTAAACAAGTAGCTAATACTCCTAAAGATGCAATTGATTTACTTAATAAGCTTTATCATTTTAATTTAGATGAAAAGACATTACAAAATTACCATAAACTTCAAGAATATCTTAGAGAACATCTTAAAGAGAAAGATTTAGATGGTATATATGATATATATTTGAAAACACTTGATTCAACAAGATGTGACATCCCGGATGATTTACAAGAATATTGGATTAAGAATAAAGAACGTCTTGGATTAAAAGGAAAATTCTTACCAGATAATTCAAGATTAAAAATATACGTAAACAAATAATTTAAATGAAAAATCTTAAACAATATATATTATTTGAATCTGGTTCAATTGGTGGAAATAGGATTCTCCGTGCTGATGTTAAACCAACAGTTGAGAAATATGAAAAGGAAGTTCTCCAAAAATTTCCTGGTTATAAAAAGTGTGAAATAACTGGTTCATATAATGCTGGTACTAAAAAGGATCATGGAGATATTGACTTATGTATATGGATTGATTCTAAAGAAGATATAAAGAATGTTAAAAAGGAATTCAAAAAACATGTTGAGGATTTGCCTGATGAATTAACACCTAAATTTAGAAGTGGTAGAAATCAAGGTAAGAAAGCCCAATTATATGGTTCAATAGTTACATGTCAAATTCCTATTGTTGGTAAAGAAGATGAGTTTGTTCAAATTGACAATATTATTGTATTGACACTAGAAGAACTTAATTTCCAAAAATCTTTCCTTAATTTAAATGCGCAATTACAAACATTTGATACTGCAATTGTTAGAGTAGCACCGGATGATAAAAAAGAAAAAGCATTTAAACATTATGGAATATCTGATCTTCCAAGATTAGATACTAACCAAGAATTTGAATTTGTTCTTTCTTCAGCTGGTTTATCATTACGTAAAGTTACATTAACTGATGAAAGAAAACAAAAAGCTAAAGAAGAGATTTGGCGTTCTGTTAATTGGGAAGATGTTACTTGGCTTCTTGATGCAATTCTTGATTTTAAGTCAGATGGTAAAGAATATGAAGAAATGCTCGATAGAGCAGCTGAAGTATTTAAAAATGATGAACGTGCTCGTAAAAGAATGTGTGGTGTCATGAAGTCAATGATTAACATAGGTCCTGGTGAAGTTGGTACACCTAAAGGTGAAGCTAAAGAAAAAGGAATAAAATTAGCTTATGATAAATTAGGTGTTGAAATGAATGAAAATAAAATAAAAAATAATATTGTTATGAAATCATTAAATAATTATATTAATGAATCACAAGATAAATATTTTTCAAAACAAGAAATTGAAAAAATAAAGAAAGATATAGATGCTAAAGATGGTCAATTTATTGAATTTGTAGATGACAAAGTTGATAAGAAACTTGGTTGGAAAGCCGCTTATAATGATTATTTTGACCAATGTTTAGATGATGATAGATGTGCTGCTGAAATGGCTTCCTATATAGAAATGGTTATAGGACGTAATAATTTTACTTTAGAACAAGTTCAAAAATTTATTAAAGATGAATTATAATATGAAACAAATCACAAAATATATTAATGAATCATCAAAGGTTAAAAAATTTGAAACTGCTATATTTTTTAAAGATATAGTCAATGATGTTTATAATACATTAACTAATTTAATGTTTGAATATAATCAAGCAGGTAAGAATGTAAGTAAAGCCGATGCAAAAAAAGCTTTAGATTATTTCTTAGAAAAATTTTATGAATAAAATAAATATAATAAATTATGAAAACTATTAAATCATTTATAAATGAAGCAAATTCAGAAGAGATGATAAAAAATACTATTTGGTCAACTGATTCTAAAGGAATTAAAGATCCTGATATATTTATCATCAATATTGAAGATAAAATAATTGAATTTGCAACAGTTGAAGAAGTTAAAAAGGATAAAGATTTCTTTGGTGAAGCTACTGATAAGGTATTACAATTAAAGCCAATGGAAAGTTTTGAAGATTCAGTAAATATATATGTTAAATTGAAATAACATGAAATCATTAAATAATTATATAAATGAAGAAAAGAAAACAACTGGAGCTGGTTGTGTTGAAATGGTTAAGACTATTCTTGACCAATTAACTAAAGAACATTCTGATTGCAAATACGATAAAGAAAAAGAAGAATGGACAGGTAAAGATGCTGATTTATGGAAAGGTGCAGGTCAATTCTTATTTGACTATATGCACGAATTAAATCAATCAGACTTTAAGAAAATTGTTGATGCCATGGGTTGGAAGAAATGGATTCCTGATGTAAATGATATTCATCCAGCCGAAATTTCAATGTGTATGTCAATGGAATTAACAGGATTGTAATTATGAAATCAATAATAACATATTTATTTGAAAAACAAAATCCTTTTAATGCTTGGATTATGGTAGGACTTCCTGGTTCAGGTAAGTCAACATATATTAAAGAAGAACTTCCAAAAAGTATTAATATAATTTCACAAGATTATATTAGACAGGAATTAGGCATAATGAAAGATGATGATCATAAAGCAATTGGTAACCTAGAACAAGAAAAAGAAGTTACAAGAATTTGTTTAGAACGAATTGATAAAGCAATTAAAGAACGCAAAGATTTTGTCATAGATAATACAAATATAAAAGTAGGTAGAGTTCAAAATTTTTATGATAAGTTAAAGAAAGCTAATGCTAATGTACAAATAATCATTATTGATACACCTAAAGAAATTTGTAAAGAACGTCGTAAAGAATACATCTCAGAAAAAGTTATTGATGATATGCAATTAGGTATTGATAAAGTCAAAGAAACTTTCAAAAATAATGAAGATACAAAAATAATTTCAGATAGATACTAATGTTAGAAGGAATAATTATATTTGGTATAGGTTTTTTATTTGGTAAATATACTAATCAAATGATCGATATTTGTAAAGGATTATATTTAAGATATTTTGATAAAGAAAAAACTGATGCATAAACTGTTAGTGTGTTTTTCATAATATTAAACTTAAGGTTAACTATTTTTGTATATATTTTTTTAAGTTTATGCATTTGGGAGGTCATGAAGACCTCCCATTTTTATTTTAAATTTTTTGAAATATTTTTGTATTATATTTGAATTTTTAGAATTATTTTCTATATTATATATGTAAATAACAAATAATAAACAACAAATAAAATTTCAAATTATGATGACAAAGGAATTTAACCTCGAGATGGCAAAGAATGGTGCAGCAATTCAGACAAAGCTCGGTAATCCGGTAAAGTTCAATTGTATCACCAACGATAACAAGCTTTTCGTTACGGTTTTCAAGCGGAATCGAATTGTAGGAGGTGATCATAAGGCAATTGCTCCTTCTTTCGGTGGAACACAAGATAAGTATTGCCTGAATGGCCGAAAGTATGCCGGAACTACTACAATGTTTGACCTCGAGATGGTAGAGCCCTACAACGTTGGTCAGCCTCGTGATGCTAAAGGTCGCTTTACCAAGAAGTAATTAGAAATTTATCTAACTGGCAAGAGGAATCTGAAAAGAATCTTCTTGCCAATATTTGTGATATATTATGGATGTAAAAGATTATTTGATTGTATATGGTCATAATGTGAGGCGAGGTGGCTCATGTTATAAAGAGACAGAAATTAATTGTGATGATCTTGTAAGGTTCATGCCAATTATTAAAACAATTCATGATAATATTGATCAAGCAATGAATTGGATTGGTGGAATTACTTTGGAAAGAACTAAGGATGGTCATTATATTGAACATAATCATCTTTATGAAATGTACCCACAGTTTGATCCAAAGCTTCTTGATGAGCTTTCAGAATATCTACCTGATGGAATTACTCATATTGAGTCAATTAAAATTTTTAGTGGACAAAAAATCAAAATTATTTAAATTACATAAAAATTTGACTATATTTATAATGTAAAAAATAAACATTATGAAGACAATTTTTACTTATAAAAGTTTTAAGCATAAAGTTTATAATTTAGAAGATGAAGGTTTTCGAATTAGTGAAGATATGTCTTTTACACATTCAGCTTTTAATGGATTAGAGATGAAAGGTGGAAATAATGTTTTAGAGACAGTAGAAAAGATTAATCAATATATAGATATAATGAATTCAACACCACTTTTTTAATATGAATAAATTTGATGATGTTAAACAGTTAGTACATGAACATGATGAATTAGTAGCTTTTCATAAGATGTTGTCAGAAAATCCAATGAAGAAATTGGGTATTATACATGAGGGTAGCGATACACCAGGTGTTAATTATACCGATTATTCTGATACAGTTAAAGAAGTAGTTCTAAAGAAAGTTCGTGAACGTATTGATGAAATTGAAAAGATTTTTAATAAAAAGTAAATATGGCTTGGTATACAATTTTATTTTTGACAGTTTTTTTATTGTTTGCTGTTAAATTGATTTTATCCTGGACAGCAGGAGATTTTGAAATGGATGTAGATTTAGATGGTATAGATGATTTTGATGTATCTAGTGCATTTTCATTTAAAGGATTAATTCATTTCTTGTTAGGTTTTAGCTCATATCTATTTTTACGTGCTAATATGGCAGGAGTAGATAAGATTAATGGAGTTGCACAATTTAGTACTTTAGATTATATGTGGGCAACCGTAATTGGAGTAATTTTATTTTTTGCTTTATGGTGGGGATATAAACTTGCAATGAAAGCTTCACAAACTCCAAAAAGACCACAAGATTGTATTAATAATTCTAAAGGAAAGATCTATCTTAATCTAGGAAATGGACAATATTCTGTAGAAGCACATACAGTTGCAGGAACAACTAATGTAACAGCATTTTATTCAGGTGATGAGTTAGAATCTGGAACAGAAGTTACATTAACAAAGGAAGGAAATAATATTTTAATAAATACAATCGATGCTTAATTTTTTAACCAATAAACAAAAAGGAGTATTAGGTACAATTGCTTTATTAGGAGTTGGAGCAATAATTGCTAAAGGTCTTTATGATTATTCAAATTATAAAACTTTAAAATGGGTAGAAAAAAGACTTAAACATAATACTTGGGAATATTACGAATAATTTATTGTAAACATTTTATTAATTATATTTTTTAACTTTAATTTTATTTTTTATGACTGGAACAATTTTAACATTGTGTTTGATTGGTGGAGGAATCCTATTCCTTGTTCTAACAATTTGGGGAATTCTATCAAGGTATCGCCGTTCAGCACCTGATGAACTTTTGGTTGTTTTTGGTAAATCTGGAAAGATCCAAGTACAAGGTGAAGATGGTAAGACACAAACATTGGTAGTACCAAGTAAGATTATTCAAGGTGGTGGTGCATTTGTATGGCCTATCATTCAGGACTTCAAGAAGATGTCAATGAAGCCTATTCAGATTAAGGCGACAGTTGACGGTATTGATTCACAAGCAATTCAATTGCACTTGCCTGTAGTATTAACAACTGCAATTTCTCGAGATAAGGAAATTCAACAGAATGCAGCAACTCGTTTCTTGAGTGCTAATCCACAAGAAATTCAATCTCAGATCCAAGAAATTTTGATTGGTGAAACACGTGCTATCATGGCAACTATGTTGATTGAGGAAATTAACGCCGACCGTGATAAGTTCTTAACTAAGGTACGTACTAACCTTGAGCAAGAGTTGACAAAGATTGGTTATGATGTTACTAACATTAACATTTCAGAAATTACCGATGACGCCAACTATATCAAGAACATGGGTCAAAAAGCTACAACCCGTAAGCAAGCTGAAGCTGAGGCAGATATTGCTGAGCAGAGGAAGCAAGGTAATGTAAAGATTGCTAACACAAAGAAGGAAGAGGAAATTGCTGTTGCTGCAGCTGAGAAGGAGAAGCAAGTTACAGTTAATCAAACTCGTCAGGAGCAAGAAGTTAAGGTAGCAGGTATTGAAAGAGACAAGCAAATTCAATTGGCTGAAGCTGAAAAGGAACGTGAATCTGGTATTGCCGACCAGGAAGCTGAGAAGGCAGCACGTATTGCCGAAGCTCAAGCACTTGCTGAATCTAAGAAAGCTGAAGCTAAAGCAAAGCAGATTGCTAATGTATCTGCAGCTGATGCAGAAGCAGCATCTAAGCAAGCTGAAGCTGATGCTAAGAAGGTAGCTGCAGTTGCTGCTCGTAAGGCAGAAGCTGAATCTAATAAAGCTAAGTCAGAAGCTGAACAGACTAAGGCAATTGCTACTGCACAAGCTGATGCAGAAGCTACTGAGAATGAGCAGGAAGCTAAGAAGCAAACTCGTATTGCACAAGCTAACCAGGTTAAGGAAGCTGAAATTGTAAAAGCAACTCAGGAAAAGGAATCTAAAGCCGCTGAGTATGAATCTGAGAAACGTAAGCGTAAAGCAGAAGCTGATAAGAAGGCAGGTGTTGCCGAACAGATGGCAAAGATTGAAGTAGCACAAGCTACTGCTAAGGCTGGTCAAGCTGAAGCTGATGCTAAGAAGGTAAAGGAAACTGCTATGGTTGAAGCCGAGATGTCAGTTGCAAAAACTAAGCAGGAACGTCAGTTAGAAGTTAATAAGGCACAAGCTAAAGCCGCTGAGGAGCAATTGAATGCTACCGAAATCGTACCAGCACAGAAAGCTAAGGAGAAGGCAGTTATTGAGGCCGAAGCTATTAAGCGTAAAGCCGAACTTGAGGCAGAAGCATTGAAGGTAAAGATCCTTCGTGAAGCTGAAGCTGAAGCTCAGAAGACCCAAATGAAGTTGGAAGCTGAAGCTGAAGGTAATCGTAAGAAGTTGCTTGCCGAAGCTGAAGGTGCAGAAGCTATGGCACTTGCTAAAGCTAAAGGTATTCAACAGGAAGCACTTGCACCAGCTATGGCATTTGAAAGAATGATTCAAGCTGCTGGTTCACCAGAGATGGCAGTTCAGTGGAAGATGGTTGATCAGTACAAAGGTATCGCTGAAGCTCAAGCTCATGTTCTTGAACACGTACAACTTGGTAATGTTACTGTTTACGGTGATAAGAACACAGGTGCTGACTTCGCTAAGAGCTTTGTTCAGAACTTCGCTCCAGCTCTCGATATGATCAATGGTGGAGTAAAGGATCAGTTTAAGAATCTTTTCGGATTGAAAGGTGAAAAGAAAGAACTCCCATCACCAGAAGGAACCGGAGATGACACCAAAACCAAAGGTAAGGACAAGGGAGGAGACTTTGATGATGTGAAGTAAGAAATAATTCACAACTAATATTTAAGAGGAATTGATTTAAATCAATTCCTCTTTTTTATTTTTAAATTTAAGGACTGAATGCAAAATTCAGTCTTTTTTTGGCTTTAAATAGAATATAATTTTTATTTTTATATATAACAAAAAAAGTATGTAATAATATGAATTACGAAGGAAAATATGGAACTCAAGAACCAGAAGAGAATAATAAAGATATATTAGAAAATCTTTTTATTCAATCTGATACTCCAGATTTAGTTGATACTGATGATACTTTACAAACTCCTTTGTTAGTTATAAATCTTGAAGAAGTAGATAAGAAAACTAATGAAAGAGCTAAGAAGATTGTTGAAAGATTATCAGATTATTATTTTGACAAAAGATATGTAGAGCAACATCCTTATATACCTAATAAAATTGCTCAAGAAGTGGATAATATCAGACGTCTTTTAAAAATGCTTGCAGTCAATGAAAAAGCTCAAGATACATTAATTACTTCTATTACTATTAATGCAGGTAAAGGAACATTATATGGTTCATTAACTTCATTACAAAATTCTATGCTTCAAATGCAATCACAATTAAACCAATTAACCGCAAATCTTGAAAATATATTTAAAGAAATGCAAGCTAATTGTGAAGAAACATTTGAAGAGAAGCAAAAAGATGATATTGAAAATGAAGATGGATCTAAAGTTGTTATGGGTTCACGTGACTTTATTAAACAAATTGATGCTATGATAAATAGTGGAGAAACAAATAATAACGAAATAATAAAAACAGGAACTGATCAATAATATGAATATATCTATTGTTGGTACTGGTTATGTTGGCTTAGTAACTGGTACTTGTTTTGCCGAAATGGGACATAATGTACATTGTATAGATATCAATAAAGAAAAGATTTATAAATTAAATAATGGTATTATACCTATTTATGAGCCAGGATTAGAAGAATTAGTAAAAAAGAATATACAAGCTGAAAAATTATTTTTTGATGATGATTATAAATCTATAGAATATGCAGATGCTGTATTTTCAGCTGTTGGTACTCCACCGGATGAAGATGGTTCAGCTGATTTACAATATGTATTAGCTGTAGCAAAAGAGTTTGCTAAGTATATTAAGAAACATTCTTTAATTATTACTAAATCAACAGTACCAGTTGGAACAGCAGAAAAGGTTCGTAAAGTTGTACAAGATACATTGAAAGAATTGAATAAAGAAGTAGAGTTTGAAGTTGTTTCAAACCCAGAATTTTTGAAAGAAGGTTCAGCTATTGAAGACTTTATGAATCCTGATAGAATAGTTATAGGTTGCGATATGGAATATTCTAAGATGATTATGCAATCTATTTATAAAAAATTCCCAGACGAAAAATTAGTATTTACAACTATTCCATCAGCTGAAATGATAAAATATGCTGCTAATTCTATGTTAGCTGTTCGTATTTCATTTATGAATGATATCGCTAATCTTTGTGATAAAGTTGGTGCTAATGTAGAAGATGTAGCTAAAGGTATAGGTATGGATTCTCGTATAGGACCAAAATTCTTACAAGCTGGTTGTGGATATGGTGGTTCATGTTTTCCTAAAGATGTAAAAGCACTTATTAAAACTGGAGAGCAAAATAATATAGATATGAAAGTTATTAAAGCAGCTGAAGCTACTAATAATTCACAAAAACATATCCTTTATGATAAATTATATAAAGCATCTTCAAGAGTTGATTATCAAATAAAGAATATTACAATATTGGGTACTGCATTTAAACCTAATACCGATGATATGAGAGAAGCTACTTCAGTTGTATGTTTAAATGATTTATTGAATGATAATCAAAAATTAGGACCATTTGATAAGATTAAGATATATGATCCAATAGCATTAGGTGAAGCTAAAAGAATAATAGGTGAATCAAATGAGAAGATTGAATATTATAATGAATTAGATAAAGCTATTATAGATGCAGATGCAATCATTATTGTTACTGAATGGAAACAAATTAAAGAAATGTCTTTAGAGGTTGCAAAAAAATTAATGAGAGGTAACATAATTATAGATGGAAGAAATATATTTAATAGAAAAGAATTAGAGAAATTAGAATTTATATATGAAGCTATAGGAAAATAAAGGAGCAATTATGCTCCTTTTTTCATTTTAAAATTTATATAATATTCTTTTCAATTAAAATAATATTATTTTTATTAAATAATCGTATCTATTTCTAGAGAAGAATTATTTTTAATAGAATATAAAATACCAAATATATGTTTCACATAATTTATGACAAACAAACGTTGCTTGGTTTATGAAACTTTGGGAAAGGTAACTAATCTTCAAGTATCTGAATCAGCTGCTCCTAAAGGCATGATGCGTTTAGAAGGTGTGTTTGGTGTATGTGGAGTTAAGAACCAAAATAACCGTATCTATGACAAAGAGAACTATGGAAAGATGGTTGAAGCTTTGCAAGAGGTTATTAAGGAAGATAATGGTTGTCCTGGTGAATTGGAACATCCTAATTCAATGAATATTAATCTTGAGAATGTTTCTCACAAGATTGAAAAGATTCAAATGAATGAAGACGGTACTATCACTGGTACAATTCTTTTATTAAATACTCCTAAAGGTCAGATTGCCCAAGCTATTGTAGAAGGTGGTCTTCCTTTATATATATCATCACGTGGTGCTGGTACAATTACAAATGAAAGTGGTATATCTCATGTTACATTATCTACTATCAAGACTTATGACTTGGTAGGTACTCCAGGTTTTAGTCAAGCTAAATTAAATCTTAAAGAAAATCAAACTCTTGAATGTCTTAATGAATCAGTAGATGATGGTAACGTTATGTATGCTATTGTCGAAGGAGATGATGATCAACCATCAGACGATAAAGATAAAGACACTGATAAGGGTGAAGGTGACGCAGATAATAAAGATAATAAAACTGACGACACAAAAGATAACAAAGACGATAACAAAAATAACGATAATGAAAAAGTTGATATGAAAGATTTGAAAGAAGCTATTGAAAAGCTTACTGATAAAGTAACTTCACTTGAAGCTGAACTTCATGTAGCTAAAGAATCTTTAGATAACCAAAAACCTGTCAACTATGCTGCTATTGAAAAATGGGTAAATGAAGAATTTGCTCCTGAATTCAAGAAGACAATTGAAACAGCATTACAAGAAAAGCTTGATGGTATGGATGTAATGGAATCTGTAGAAGAAATTATCGATAACAAGATTAATGAATCTATTGAAACTATTTCTGAAGGCATCCAAAATTGGGTAGTTGAAGAATTTGCTCCAGAAGTTCAAAACTGGGTAGTTGAAGAATTTGCTCCAGAAGTTCAAAACTGGGTATGTGAAGAATTTGCTCCAGAAGTTCAAAACTGGGTATGTGAAGAATTTGCTCCAGAAGTTCAAAACTGGGTTGTTGAAGAATTCGCTCCTGAAGTACAAAACTGGATTACTGAAGAATATTCACCAGAAGTACAAAATTGGATTACAGAAGAATTTGCTCCAGTTATTGATAAGTGGGTAAATGAAGAATTTGCTCCAGAACATATGGAAAATGTTGAAAAGAAAGTTAATGAAAATGTTTCTGCTTTCTTAGCTGAAAATAAGGCTGGTCGTCTTGAAGAAATAGATTCATTACTTGAAACTATTGGTTCTAACAATACTCCATTAGAGAATATTGTTAAAGAAAATCAAGAACAAACTAAGTGGAAAGGTGTTTATGTAGTTGAAAGCATGCCTGCTCAATACAAACCATCTTGGGAATTACTTGATGAAGCTCGTCAAGAAGAAATCGTTAGAAGTTCTAAGCTTTATGATTTCACAAAAGCTGGTGTTCTTGAATCATTCTGGGCTAATGTAGAATTTAACAAGAAGGAAGAAAAGATTGAAGAAAATCTTAACCCAATTCAAAAGTATCATAATACAATAGCTGAACAAATGAGACGTATTGGTAAATGGTAATCTTTTACCATTTCCTTTGAAATAAATTATTTTTATTAAATAATATTTATATAATATTGTTTTAATTTAGAAATTAAAATTTCATTGAAATATAACAAATAAATTATAGAATTAAAAACGTATGTTTATTAATGAAAATGGTTCAAATCAATGGAAGCAAATGTTGACAGAGAACTTTAATGTTACTGATAAAGAAAAACTTGAATGGGTTTCTCAATATGCTGCTATCCACGAAATTCACGAATCTCAATTAGGTATTAACAGTTTCGCTGGTACTCCAGGTGTAGTTCCAGGTCAAGGTGTAGGTCCTATCTATGCTACTCCTCTTAACACAATGGGTATGGGTAACATGACAGTTCCTCAACAATTACCAACTCAAAATATGGGTGTTCTTGGTGCTGATTTCCATAACCAACTCCCTGGTTCAGGTGATCTCCCAGTATCAACTCTTCCAATGGCTCTTAACGTTGCATTGTTAACTATTGGTCTTGAATTGGTTCCAGTTATTCCAACTAAAGGTCCTTTCACTGTACTTACTTATATGGACTTCCCATATGCTGGTGGTAAGATGAATGTTACTGGTAACTTAACAAACTTTGATGGTAAAGGTGAAGGTAAAGAAAATAAGCCAATCTATGTTAAGATTCTTGGTGATCTTGAAGATTTAGCTGCTGCTGCAGCTGCTGCTAAAGCTGCTGGTGTTGGTGCTACAATCGTTGTTAAAGGTGCTGATGGTACTGCATTTACTGGTAAGTTCAAGGGTATCGGTCGTAACGATGGTGGTATCTTACTTGAAACTGTTTCATGTGTAAAAGGTGACCAACCTGCTGCTATTACAGAAGTATTTAATGGTAATGTTACTATTAAGATCGGTGAAGCTGAAGCTGCTGCTCTTGCTGGTGCAAAAGCTGACTTCGTTCAAACTTCTGCTGACTTCATTGATGGTTTCGCTAACTTTATCGATGGTGGTCGTCGTCCAATGACACGTGCTGAAAACGAAACTGGTACAGGTAACTCACTTGGTCTTCGTTTGTTCAACAAATGGGTACAAGTTGGTTCTTATGAAGTTACTGGTGCTGTAACACGTCAACAACTTCAAGACCTTCCATTATTTGGTGTTGATGCAGTTGGTAAGATCATGGAAGCTATGCAAAATGAAATTACTCAAACTATTAACCAAAGAATTCTTGAAAGAGTATTCGCACTTGGTGTAACTAACGCTGTTCAACAAAAGATGTTCCAAGGTGTTGATCTTAACTTGTTTATGGGTCGTTCAGCTACTTCTAAAGCACTTGCTGATTTCGAAGGAATTGGTGAATTCATCGATAACCGCGGTATTGATCGTAAGAATATCTTCAATGCAGTTCCTAATGTTGAAACATTAACTTCTGCTGAAAATACTCATACACGTCAACGTCGTATTTCTTCACGTATCTTAGCTGCTGCTAACCTTATCCAAACTGTTGGTCGTCGTGGTCGTGCTACATGGGTTGTTACTAACGCACAAGTAGCTACAGCTCTTCAAGATGTATCTCAATATGTTGTTGCTCCTATGGCTAACAATATGGCTCAAGATGGTTCTCAAAACTTATTCTTAGCTGGTACCCTTGCCGGTCTTAAGGTATATGTTGATCCATATATGACATGGGGTGATACACGTGTTTGTGTTGGACGTAAAGGTGATGGTAACTCTCCTGGTGTTATCTTTATGCCTTATATCCTTGCTGATACTGTATCTATTACAGCTGAAGGTACAATGGCTCCTAAGATGCTTGTTAATAGCCGTTATGCTATTGTTGAAGCTGGTTTCTATCCAGAACTCCATACATCACATTCGCTATCAACAACGAATTTGGACTTGTTTAATCTTTGTAGAGACAATTCTCGCCTCTATATATTATCTAGTGAGTTTCAAACTCACAAACTTGGGAGTTCAAACGAACTCCCTTTTTTATTTTCCTAATAATATAAAAACGTAATAATATTAAATTCCAACCCGATTAAAAAATATTATTTTTAATAAATTACATATAATATGTAAGCAAATAA